ACAATTAGTTATGACGAAGATGGTAATCAAGAAATAACTTATAAAATCTTAAATAAACACAACGAAAATGATATTTAATAGGCCAAGCCGGGACCACGTTCGCGAGTCGAAATTGTAGTTTTTTTTTTGATACGGGTTCACCTATAAAATTGAATTAAATATTTAAAATAATAAACTTATATTATTTTAAATAAAAATAACGGAATTAAAATCACCAATATGCTGTGTTTTGGGACATCTTTTTTTAGATAAAATTCGTAACTCGGATGTACAATGTAAAGAAGTAGGAGGAATTACTCAGCAGATGGGTGCAACATATTTTTAAATCTATAATGAAGGTAATGCTTCATATAAACATTTATATTCATCATTACCTTCATCGTCTTGTCCTTTACCCCAATAACCATAAGCTTGATTAGCTGGATTTCTTAATCTATGGCATCCAATACTTCTCATTATATCTTTTGAAACAGTATTTTCCCATTTATTTCTTTGATTAGTGTGTGTTTGTTTTTGTTCATCATATTCTTTATCTCCCTCATTAAATGTAGATGTAAATTTTTTATATAATGAATATTTATCTTCTGATTTAATTTCAGTTTTTTTTACTGTTTTATTAACCATTTTTTTATTAATTACTTCCTGATGAAATATTAAGTTTATAATACCATCTATGGGTTCTGATTCATCTTGTATAGGTAAATTATTAGAATCAGTCTCAAGATATTCTATATAATTTGTTAATTCACTTAAATTATAATTTTTTTTCATATAACCCATAGATACTTCTGGAACTATTGGACCTGTTATCTTATGTTCTATAATAATTTTTACTGGATAATAACTAATATTATTTTCATCTATATATTCTTTATTAGTATCATATTTCAAAGAGTATTCATAACCTTCTTTTAATTTGTAAAAAGGTATTTCACTTTTCATTGTATCTTTTGAAACATTAATCGGATCAGCATTAATATCATTAACAACCGGTAATTTATAATAATATAAATCATTATCATCTACATATGCAGATGATATATTTGTATCGTATTCATTTATAATTTTGTCATAATATAAAAACTTTTTTTTAATATTATTTAAATTATATGAAGAAAATAAATCATCTACTTCGATATCATTTATATTTGTTGTCATTGCTATATTTTGTTCATTATGTTTAATATATGATGATAATATTTCATCATCTTCTAAAGGAGCACCGTCCTCTTGAGACATTATAACACCGTTTTCTTTATCTAAACAATTACCATCTGAATCTGTATATTTACATTTTTTATTTAAATATTTCCCATAAGCAGCAGCACAAGGAGCAAATGCATTATTATTATATTTATTTGCTCCTGCAACATTTAAACCATTAACTGCACATTTAGATACTTCTAGTAATTTATCAGAAATACATCGATTCTGTACATCTTCATTTTCTACATTTTCCACATTATCTTCATTATCTACATCTACTGTATCGACTACTGTATCGACTACTGTATCGTCCATTTTTTCTATAATAGTATAGTTATCAGTTTTAGGATCAAATCCTTCTACACCAGAAGAAGTATCGAAAATTCCTAGAATTTCAGTCCCTATCATTACTGCCGCATCACTAATATTATTGTTTTTTATAATATCTACAACGTTTGATATTTTCTCTTGCGAATTCTCTAAAATACTCGGAGGGGCACATAACGTATCCTTGATTCCCTTTATTTCATCTTGTGCATCAATACCATCACCTCCTTCAATAGCATTTCTCCCAATTAATTTATTTCTATCATTAGATGATAAAATAGAATTGGCTGCTTTATTTTCTTCTAAATTTTTTATTCCTGATAACATATCAATATATTGTGGATCATCAAAATTTTTTATTCCTGATAACATATCAATATATTTTGGATCATCGAAATAATTTTGATTACTTGGATTGTTACTGAAAATACCATCATCAATACTAAATAGATTTTCAAAATTTTCAGGCTTGTGTAAACAATTTATAATTGCAAAGTAAACAATAGTTAACATTAAAGCTCCCTCAAAATTATTGGTACTTAAATATGCAATTGAAGCTAATACAATAACTTTTAATAAGGGAGTTTTAAACATTTTTTTAAAACTATCTGGTATTAAATTTGTAAAACAAATTACATAAATTATTAATGAAAAACTTATATATATTTTCATATTTTCATCTTCCGTTATTGATTTTAAGTATCTATCAAACATTATATAATTATATTATATTTTAATTTATTAAAATATTATGAAATTATATAATATCGAACTTTCAGAATAATACAATAAAATAATTAAAATATAATAAATATTTTATATCTTAATTATATGAATGTTAACAAATGGGGTCCTGCAGGATGGGAATTATTACATTCAATGGCTTTTAACTATCCTTTAGAGCCAATGGATGAAAATAAAAAAATTTATAGTAATTTTTTTAAATCTATTGGAGATATATTACCTTGTAAATATTGTAGAGAATCTTATAATATATATTATAAATATATACCAATAGATGATTTTTTAGATTCTAGAGAAGGTGTTAGTTATTGGTTATATAGAATACATCAATTAATTAATGAAAAAATATTTAAAAATAACATACCATTTGAAGATGTAGTTATAAAATATGAAAATATGCGTGCAAAATGCGGTAAATTAACAAGAGATAATGACTTAGATAAAAAATACAAAACATGTCAGTTAAAAACTAAATCAATTGATAAAATTTATTTAAATAAATTTATTACCAAAAGTGAAAGTTATAAAAAAAAAATTGATGATATGGTTGATAAACTTTATAAATCAGATGAAAATCCCAATAAAGAATGTTTAGAAATTATAAACAAAAAAAATAAAGAAAATATATTGAAAATGAAAATATATTATTCTTTATAATATATATGATTTTTGAAATTTATCCTATAGCTTTTAGTAGAAATAAAGATTATAATAAAAAAATAAAAATATGTATTTTTTTATGTTTATTAATTATATTTTTATTTTTTATTATATGGTATGTAGGATACTCGGAACCTTATAAAATTTATAGAAATAATAAAATTGATGTTATTCAATATCGTTTATAGTTTGTAATTTAAATTATAAATAATATAGTAATTTTTTATTCATTATAGCCGTTTGCCCATATCACTAAGATTGAAGTATTTATGATACGGGTTTGTCTATAAAATTATATTAATGTTTCAGAACTTAGATATTATGTCCAGCTACGTTTTGAGACATTTCTCCATTTCCACGACCTCTATTTCCACGACCTCCATTTCCACGTCCTGGACCTCTGTTTCCACGACGATTGCCATGTCCGTCGTTTTCATGATCATCTTGATCGTCATTATGTTTCATTTTAAATCGATAAAATGAAATTTTTCCGTCTTGTCCTTCTTCAATCTCTAAATCTTGATTTGCAATTAATGCATCTAAACCACTTTTAGTATCTACGGTTAGATCTCCGGATCCCATTAAGTTTTGGTCTTTTGTGAAAAATTTAAAAAATAGAATTGTTACATTGTCCAATTTAGCAATCATTGCCTTTATACTATCTTTCAATTTATCATATTCAGCATTTGGCAGATCTACATCCTTTAGACGAAAAAATACCCTGTAATAAGAATATTTACAACGTACATTATCTTCTTGTAATTTATCATATGCAGACATCGAATTCTCAATGGTATCAAATTCCAGAAATCTTGAACCAGTTGCGGTTGTATGTGTGTTAACTAGACCTGTTAAATTAAATTCATCTGTATGGTCAGGACTTACTAGCAGAGTACGTCCTGCCTTTTTTTTTGGTTTGGTTTCTACTGTTGTCATTTTGTAATTATATATATATTAAAACCAATTGTTTATATGCATTATATAATTCAATTTTTTAAGTAAAAACTAAAAATATAAAAATGAACATTTTGTCGCACAAACTTGTATGTATAAGTCATCATAATATTTAATGTATTATAAAATATTATATATCGGGTATTGGTGTATGGAACTAAACTTAACTAATAGTTGAAATCCTTAAACTCTTTATTCCACTAAAAAATCATTTCCTTTAGGAAAAATCCATTCAGACATCTCGCGTTTATTAGCAAGGTACTTAGAAGCCATATCCTGTAGAAAAATAGCAGCATCATAACGTTTTTTATCATTAACTGCATCAGTCATATTCTTATTGAGACCTATGATTTCAGACTGAAGTTTTGAATTATAATGCTTGCAAACATCCAGCTCTTGCAATAAGCCATCAATCTGATCAGCGCGCGAAGCAGCGATGTGTTGCAACTGCATAATATCCATATATGCATCATTATTCTTCAATGCATAGTTCTCTGCACGCACAAACTTAAGAATTGTCCGCAATGCATCAATTATGTTATCTTGTGGATATTTTTTCAACGATATGTTCTCTGCACGCACAGACCTGAGAATTGTCCGCAAGGCATTCATCTTGTTATCTTGAGTAGCAGTTGGAGATGAATAAATTACAGGGTCATCGTTAGACTCCAACTTGGGGTAGTTATCCGCATCAAAATCATATTTTTCGGGTTGATCAGCAACCTTAATTTTTTCAGAATGGATGATGGGCATACTAGATTTGTTTAAGTAACATTAATCTTTATAAACAATTAACAATTTCGATTAATAATTTCAATTTTTATAAAAAAATCTAGCCCCTCGCTCTGCGACGCGCATGCTGATCACGAAGTTTTTTTTGTCAATTTCAAGAAATGAAACAGATCTCCATTCATCATGGCAAAGTGTCCTAATAGTCATCGTAATAGCAGTCATTGAGGTAATCGAAATGTAAATCAAAAGCTTCATATGTATCTGTCACCTCGCCGTTTATTTCTTGGTAGCAGTATCTCCCGAGCCTTGCGTTTTCATTTGAAAGTCTATCTCTATGCCAAAAATTATTCCACGAGGTGTTGAATGGAGATCTCCATTTCTTCTCGAGCTCCTGAACGGTGGCCCAGTCGCGCATGCCGAATGCCGTGTCGATAGTTTCCTCATCAAATATGGCTCCGTTCTCCAACAATAGCTTGATGATATTGTTCCTCGCCGTGTCGACTATATTGCGCTTTGCGTTCGGGGGCACAATATAGTCTTCGCGGTTGTCAAAATTATCATAGATATCGAATTCATCTCTATTACTAAACTTGTCGAGTACTATCTGAAGCAGAATGTTCTTTTTCCGAAGAGGGTCAAGATTCACGCCGACAGTATGCGGCTCACTTACCCACGGTGGCACCGATGCATTGAAACCATAATGTCGTGTTGTTTTTATTTAAGTATTTTTTTAATCAAATGTATATTCATGATGACTTTATATTATTTTATTTTTCAATTTTTTATTCTCAAAAAATTGAAATCTCAAATTTATAAAAGATATATTTTAAATTTTATATTATTTTTCAGAGTTTACGAAAAACAAAACTATAATGGCTAATGAAAATGGACCAGGAGAGTTTGTTAAAGGAGTTATCAATGAACAAAACTATCAAAAAACGGAAAATGGTCATAATGAACTATCTGTTGATGGATTCTGCAAAAAACTAAAGGAAATAAATATTGAGAATCCGTCGGTATCTCCATCACTTGTTGCTATGTTTGATGATCTCGTTCGCAATCGTCCATCAGAAGATATCGAGCGCGATATTTATAGGGTTATTGCAGAGAATAACCTATCAGATATTGAAGATCTTTTCGCTCTCGCATTCCATACTCGATGGTCCCGTGGAGGTAAGGGAGAGAAGGAACTCACTTGGATCATTTTGGAGGTACTCTATGATATATATCCTAATGTAATTTTAGAGCTTATCATCTTCCTTCCACAATTTGGATACTGGAAGGACATGATGTTATTTCTGGTACATTGCAAAAAGAAATCACAATATAGTGTTGCATATAGTAATCTCAAGTCCAGGATTTGGGATATCTTTGGCAAACAGATTCTTGCCGATCATGCCATGAATCTTGCAGCTAAAGCTGATGGAAATAAGCCAATTTATAGCATTGCAGCCAAGTGGGCACCACGTCAGAAAAAAAGAAAAAATAAGACTGATAAGTCAACATCTTTCGATCTAACTCTTAATGCAGTTTCTGAACTATGTAAGGTAATGTTTCCAGACGTTGTTGGGGTTGCTGTTCTTAAAGATAAGTCGCCTGAAGTAATATCGAGCGCATGGCGCAAGGCACAAACAGATTATCGCCATATCATTGTGAGTCTTACTGACGTACCAGAGACAGATATGTGTGCTAATAAATTTTCAGAAATCAAGTTTGATCATAGTACATCTGTATTTACTAATCGTCAGACATGTGCACTTCTGGATGAAGAAAAGGATGGTACTCGACGTCATCTGAATAATTCTGATCGTAACGAATGCCGCGAAAAGTTTTTAACCCATATTATAGATAAGGGTGCTACTGGCAAGCAGCTTTTTCCCCACGAACTTGTAACTCAGGTGTATAAATGTAAATTATCTACTGCAAAAGAGCAAGTTATCAATGCACAATGGGAATCAATGCGTGAAGGTATACAGGAAATGATTGCTAAGCGTATTGCTGATCAAGGGGGGACAGCTAATGATAGTGTTACATACGGAAATGTTATTTGTCTGTCCGACGTATCCGGATCCATGCAAGGAGTTCCTATGATGGTATCTATTGCTCTAGGTATTCTTCTTTCCGAGATTAGTCATCCCGCTTTTCGTGATATGGTTCTTACCTTTGAGAATATTCCCCAATGGCATAACCTTAAAGATTGCACCACTTTCGCGGACAAAGTTAGGAGTCTGACAAATGCAAGCTGGGGCGGAAATACAAACTTCTTTAATGCAATGCTTGCCATCATCAAGATTATTGAATCTAATAATCTTTCTCAGGACGAAATCCCAGATTATCTGGCGATTGTGAGCGATATGCAATTCGATCAAGCAGAGCGTTGTTATGATGCTTATGACATGGATCCTAATAAATGTGATCTTTCTAAATGGGATATATCATATAATAAAATCGAAAAATTATTTCACGATATTGGAATGAAGATGAATGATAAACCATTTCGTCCTCCCAAGATAATTTTCTGGAATGTGCGTGCAGTTGCATGCAAAGGATTTCCAGTAGATTCATCTCAAAAGGGGTGTGCACTTCTAAGTGGTTATTCACCATCTCTGATGAAAGTAGTAATGACGGGCGAGATGGATCAGAAAGAAACAGTTATTGATGTAGAGACAGGAGAAACGAATATTGTATCCGTTCAGCTGACCCCTGGTCAGGTGCTATGGCGTCTTCTTCGCAAGGAAACCAATCTGAAACCCATCTATGATAAACTTGCAGAGATGCGTACCGAGTTGATGGTAAAAATGTAATGTTTGAAAAAATGGTGTATTAGTAAATTTCATAATAAGCTGTTTTTTATATATACAAAAATTGATAATTGAATTGTTTTATAAATTGTATTTATTTTTATAATACATTACAATGCTTTGTCAATATATGAAAAATGATTTAAAAATAATTAGAAAAGTAAATAATTCAAATAATTTAAGTGATATTCTTTCTTGGAAAAGTATATATTTAAATAATGATATTTATATAATAAATTATGATAGTTTCACATGCATATTAAAATTAGCAATATATTATGATAATTTCTTTAATTTTTGTAATTTAAATGTTATTGATTTATCTCTAGAAACAACAATAAAAAAATTAGAAGATAAAGTAAAAATTATAAAAACTAAATCAGAAAATATTTATGATTTTCTAGTAGATATTTCTCAATATCTTAATTATATAAATGAACCACATGACAATTTTTCAAAAGAGCAACTTGTACTTACAAAAATTAAAAATAATTTCATAGAACAAAATAATAAATTTGAATGGGATCCTTATAAGTATTTACATATTAAAAATAATTATAATTTTGATATAAATATTTTAAAAAATAATGCACTTCAATTTTATAAAGATAATCCTTTTGATTGTCAAGATCTTCAAATAACTTCAGAACATATTATTGATATAATTATTAAAGAATTACAACAGTTAGATAATAATGATATTTTTAAATTATGTGTTGATAATAATATATTTGAATTTGATATTATTTTTTCTTCATTCACAAATAAAGAATTAAATAAAAACCTACAAGATAAAAAATTAGAAGGAATCAAAATGAATATTAAATTAGATTATAATTTATATCCTTATTTCCCACCAAAAATTTCATTTAAACATAAGTTAGATGATAATTTAGATAAAATAATAAATAAATTATCATATTTTAATTCAAATAATTGGAATCCAACAAATACATTACTAAGTATGGTATTAGGTATTCATAAAATTTTAAATGATCATGCCATAATATCATTATCTATAAATAAAGATTTTGAATCGATGGAATCATTAATTCAAAATCTAATTTGTAATAATAATATAAATTATTTAAAAGTTAACAAATATGAAAACATCAATTTAGATTATGTTAAATTAACATCTGAAAAAAATATAGAAAAACAAGATAATAAATATTGGAAATCCGGGATTGGATATGGAACAAATGGAAGAAATACATGGAATTTACAAAAATATATTAAAGAAAAAGAAGTAAAAACAAGTCATAATATTCATCTTTTAAATAATTTATTTAATGAAATTAATAAAAATAAAAATATTAGTGAATTTAAAAAATATATTATTAATTCTAATATATTTGATATCATCCTAAACTTTATTGATCAGATAAATTTAATAGAAATGGATGCGCAATTTAAAATTTATGAAAAAATATTTAATATTATATTTATATTAGATTTTACTAATTGGGAAAAAAAACCAATATATGAATTAGAGCAAATTGCAAAGAAATTATATAATTTTTTTCAAGATATAGAGATTTTTATTAAGATTAATAAAAATATAGAAGAAAGTAAGTATAATTTATATTATAAAATTATAAAATACTATAAATCTATTAAAGATTTTACAGTTGAATATAAAAATAAATGTAATTCTGGGGAATATTGTGAAATAATGAAACAATATCAATTGAAAGATTTTATTTTTCACAAATATTATTATTCAACATTGAATAACAATGATAAACCATCTAAAAATTGCATATCTAAGATAACTAAAGAATTATCATCATTTAATAGTTCATTACCAATGAACTATGAAACATCTATTTATGTTACATATGATAGTAATAATTTTAGAAATATTAAAGCATTAATAATTGGGCCACAAGATACTCCTTATGAGAATGGGTGTTATATTTTTGATATTTTTATACCAAATAATTATCCAGATGTACCTCCTAAAGTAAATCTACAAACAACTGGAAATGGTACAGTAAGATTTAATCCAAATCTTTATAATTGTGGTAAAGTATGTTTATCATTATTAGGAACTTGGAGTGGTAAAGGTGGTGAAGAATGGAATAATAGTACTTCAACACTTTTGCAAGTATTAGTATCAATTCAATCACTTATTTTTGTAGAAACCCCTTATTTTAATGAGCCTGGATATGAGAAAGATATGAATACTGCTAATGGTATAAAGAAAAATTTTGAATATAATGATAGTAGAAGACATGATAATATTAAGTGGGCTATTATGAACAATATTCAAAATCCTGATAGAGAATTTAAAGATGTTATTAATAATCATTTTAAATTAAAGAAAAATGATATAATAAAAACTATAAATATATGGCATTCTGAAACGAATAATAAAAGTAGATTTAATGAAACTAAAAATAATTGTATTGATTTACTTGATAAATTATAGAAATATAAAATATATTTACTTTATATATGGATTACAAAGAATTATATAATAGTTTTTCACCTATTAAAATGTTACTTAATAACGAATACATTAACACAGTACAAAAAAATAATCCTTTAATTTTATCATTTGATAATAATGCATATGATAATTTAAGTAATATGTTAAGTAAAAAATTTAAAAATTTAGAAAATAAAAGTTATTTGATTAGTAAAATTCAATTTAATAGTTTTAAAATATTTTTAGTTACATTCATCATTTTATATATACTTGCTCCTAAATATGATATAATTAGAGTTCATGACGATTTAGATGATAAAAATTATAAGCCAAATATTTTAAGAATATTTTTGATATCTTTTATAGTTTCAATTTTTTTATTTACATATCAAGGTATTAATTTATTAGCAGAAATAAAAAATATATTATTAAAAATGTAATATAAGTTTTTTAATTGATATTAAAGTCACTCATATTTATATATTATAATAAATATGAGTGATTTTAAATCAAGTGTAAAATTTCTAATTCATAGAAATAAAATATTTAATTATTTAAAAAAAATTAATATAGATAGTTTAGAGGGAACATTTGAAGAAACTATTCAGCATTTAGATAATATAAAAACAAATATTTATTCATTTTTAAAATTATTAGGATATTATGATATTATAATGACTTTTAATGAATTTAATACTATATTTTTAATTAAATTTCATAATGATGTTATTATTTCATATGAAACAGAAAATAGTGAGAATGTATTAAATTCAGTTAACAAACTTGTTAGTTGTATGAAAAATTTTGATATTTATGATAATTTATGTGTTTTAAAAATTATTAATAGATTCAAAAGATTTTTATATGAATTTAGAAAATGGAAAATAATTGATAAAATAGAATTAGTAAAAAATTTGGCATCAGAATATTATAGATTAGAAAATATAATCGTAAAAATAAATATTAAACCAGAAAATGAACTTTATATTAATGAACTTGAAAAAATAAAAGATATGGAAAATAAAAAAACTTTTATATTAGATGAGATTAGAACGATGAATGCCATGGAAATATTTAATAATTTAAAACCAGTTGAAATAGAATATAGTAAAACATCTATAAATGAAATTAAAAAAATAATACAAGAACAATATTGGAAAATGTTACAATTAGATTTAAAAAGTTTTCCAATAAAATCAGATCTTTTAATTTCATTATTAGAAGAAATCAAAGAAATTATTTATGTTATTTTAAATAAAAGAATAGATTTATTAACAGAATTTGAAAAAAAAATTAATATTAAACAATTAAAAAAAGAATTTGATACACATTATTTATTAGATGGATTATATTATTTATTGGAAACCTTGAAAAAATTACAATCTCCAGAATACGATGACATAACAGACAATAATCATAAAATATTAAAACATCATATGATTGAAGGATCTCCTTTATATGAATTTATTCCAGATATAGTAAAATATATTTTAAATGGATTTTATACTGTTTTAATGGAGAAAAATGAAGCTATTACTAATTATCATAAATGGTTGCAGAAAAAAAAAACTGAAAAAAAATAGATTTGATACATAAATATCAAAGAATTAAAAGAATACATTATGTATACACACGTAATTTATCATAAAGCATGTGCCGATGGGTTTGGTTCAGCATATTGTGCTCACAGAAAATTAGGAAATAATTCAAAATATATACCTCTAGCATATTATGATATAATTCCAAAAATTAGAAATAGTAATATTTTAGTTTGTGATTTTTCATTTGATTATGAAACTACACTCAAATATATCAATGATAATAAACTATTTTTTAATATTGATCATCATAAATCAGCTTATGAAAATTTATTAAAATTAGATGATAAATATAAAAAATTTGATATGAATCATAGTGGAGCTTATTTAACATGGGAATATTTTTTTCCTGATGAAAATGTTCCATTATTTATAAAATTAATCGAAGATTATGATTTATGGAAATTTAATTATGAGGAAACAAAGCCGTTTATGTTGGCTTTAAATGAAATTTGTTTTAATTTTAGAGAATGGGCTAAATTAGAAAATGAAGATTATGTTCATCTACTTATAGAAAAAGGGAAAATTTTACAACAATATCAGAATAATACAATAGAAACAATGATAAAATCTGTTAAGATTAAAAAACAAACAATCGGCGAGAATGAATATAATATTGGTTATTGTAATACAAAATTATTCAAAAATGAAGTTGCAAATAAAATTGTTGAGGATTTTATTTGTGATTTTGGTGTAACTTATAATTACGATTTTAAAAAAAATATTACTAAATTCAGTTTGAGATCAAAAAATTCTAAAACTGATGTTAGTGAAATTGCTAAAGCAATCGGAGGAGGGGGTCATCGTAATGCAGCAGGTTATATCAGACATGGTATTCATAATTCAATCATTTAATGTATATTTAGAAATTATATTTTCTGCTTCATTTTTATTATAAAAATTTCCTACATTTATAAATTTATTTTTTTCATTATCCTTATAATGTATTAAAAAATAAATTATATTATCTAAATCTATTTTATTTATATCAACAATATCATTTATATATTGAGATTTAGGGTCACTTGAATCATCTAATATCGCTATAATTTTATCATCATCACCTGATTCATCAGATGTAGATATACCCCCTATAATTTTACAATTAATATAAGAACCAGGAATTATTGGATAATCACATAAAATAATAATATCTAATGGATCATTGTCCGGAGACAATGTATTAGGGATATATCCATAATTATATGGAAAAAAATTTGTATTATGTAAGACTCTATCTAGTACTAAACAATTATTGTCTTTATCATGTTCATATTTCATATTACTTCCTTTACTAATTTCGATAAAAACTTTCATTATATTATTTATAAAAATATAATAAATTTTTATATGATCAAAAATTATTATTTTCTAAAGTTTTTTTAAAATTATTAATTATAACTAAAATAGATTTTTTATTTATATAATTTGATTTTAATTTTAAAAGTTGTTTATTATATTTTATTTTATTATTATATTTTTCGTAAACATCATATTTTTTAGTCAAATAATAATAAAATTCATATTTAAAAATAAAATTTAATGTACTTTTAAAATAATTGATTTTTAAAATTAAATTGATATTTTTATTTTTATTTAGATATTGTATCATAAAATTATTATATAAATCGTTTAATCTCATTGGTTTATCGATATTAACGATATAATTATTAATATTATTAATTTCTATTTTTGGAATAATTTCTATTATATTTCTTTTATCAATAAAAACCAATTGAGTAATATCTATTATTAAATTAAAATCTTTTATTTTATTTTTTAAATTTTTAACTAAATGATCCAAGTATAATACATCATATAATGTATAATCTATTAAAGGTTCACTTAACATATCTATTTGTATGTATATATCATATATTGGACCCATTTTTTTTTCATTTTCGATTAATTCATCATATTTCTTTTGATTTATTACATTTTCATTTAATAATACATTGTAAATTTTACATTTTCCTAACTCTAAATTTCTAATATAATAATGATATTCGCAAAGATATTTAGTATCAATAAAATATTGATTAAATTTTTCAATTAATTGGGGATTTGCATTTAATAAATTATTATAGACAAAAGGAATATCTAAAGAATCAGAACCATGTAATATTTTATATACTTTATTGGCACATAAAATTTTTTCTGAAAAAAAAGTCAGCCATTTATCACTAAATTGACTTGGATTAAATATAAAAATTAAACTTGTATTATATAAATCTTTATTTGGTTGTTCAAAATTAATTTGCATTAAAGCAACTACTTTTGTATTAAATTCAAAATCTATTCCTAAATATCTTTCTTTATTATTATATAATTTTAAATTAGTATAATAAAATAATAAATAAATCTTAAATATATCAAATGTTATTTTTTTATTTGTAACAAGAACTAAATATTTATTATTACTTATATCATTATTTAATTCATCATTATATTTAAAATTTCTTGATGCTTTTTTTTTTATTAAATCATAAAATTTATTTTCTAATAATCTATACATTAAAATTATATTTGATTCATTTTCTGTATCTGAATAGATTTTAAATAAAAATAAATCATTATTTAACTTTGGATCTAATTTTTTAATAAAATCAAATATTTTATAATTTCTAAGTAAAAGTGACAATAATTCCTCTAAATTATTCAATTTAATACAATAATCTAAAAATTTATATAATTTCATTATTATAAAATAATACATTTTAATTTTTATTAATCATATCTATTATATTTTTATTTACTTAAAATTTAAGAATTTCACCATTCAATCTTTTCATTCAACATATTAAATTATTTTATATACCTTAATTTTATAAAACATGAAATCATAGACCCAAGTTGTATTTCATCTGTACCACCATTTGATAAATTATTTTCAATTTCGGATAAATCAGTTATTAATGTTGATAACTGATTATTACTTAATTTTAAATTTAAAATAAATTTGTCAATTCTTTTAATCAAATCAATTAATGACATACTATATCCTAATCTAATATTATTTATATAATGATATGTTTCTTGAAATGAAACTTTTGTTAAATAATGTAATAATTCACTAAATACTTCTGAACTTGGCTCCCCTGAACATTTATATACATTTGATTCATTAATAAATCCTGTTGCCATTGATACCGACTGTAATAAATTTATACACTTTCTCATATCTCCTTTACATATGTCAATTATAGTTTTTATACCCTTATCATCATATTCTATATTCTCATGTTTTATTACTTCATTTATTCTTCTAAATGACTCATCATGTTCTATATTTGAAAATCTAAATGTTATACATCTTGATTGTAATGCAGGTATAATTTTTGAAATATAATTACAAATTAAACAAAATCTAGTATTATGTGTATAATTTTCAATTACTCGTCTTAAAGCAAATTGTGCATCATAAGTCATTGAATCAGCTTCATCTAATATTACTAATTTTACACCTCTACAAAATAACTGATTATATTCAGAAAATTCTTTTATTTGTTCTCTAATAACTTTTATACCTCTGTCATCTGAGCCATTTAATTCTAATATAAATGATCTATATTGATCTCCATATATTTCTCTAGCACATGCTAATATAGTACTTGTTTTACCTGTACCTGGAGGACCAAAAAAAATTGTATGAGGAAATTTTTTATTTCCAATTAATTTTTTTAATGTATTAATAATATCATGATGATATATAATATCATTTATATTATTTGGTCTATATTTTTCTATCCATGGTATAGTACTTGTCATTTAAATATATAAATAATATATCTTTATATATTCAAATTTCAATATTACTTTATTATAGAAAACTGAATTAAAAAATGATAATTGTATAGGTAAATAGCTATAAATTAATATCTTTGACTTGCCCTGCTATAATAAATAGAGAGTTGTCTTCCAGTTTAAATATTTTATTTAAATTATTTAAATTGTGCCAATACTTGCATATTTAGGAATGCATTATCTGCAAATATAGAATATTAAGAAAAAAATAAAAAGTTAACATTTAATGAAGAATAAATAATTGAAACACCAAATATTGAAATAGATATTAAAATGATATAAAAATATAATATTAAGTATTATTATAATGAAGTTCTTAGGAATTGTTTTTTTGTTGTTATCTGGTGTAGCCCATTCATCAATTATTGAAAGATTTGAAGATTGGTTGGATCTTCATGGTTATAATAAAACTGAAATCAGATTTCCAGTATTTCTAAATTGGAGATTAAATGATGAATATATTAATGAAGTTAATAGTAAAAATTTAACATATGCTCTTGGTCATAATAAATATTCTGGTATGTCAAGTGACGAATTTAGTCTACATATGGGATTTAGGAGAAATATGAAATTTTTACAGTTAAAAGATACAGAATTTATGTATGAACCCATAAAATATAAATATGAAGATAATATTAATTGGGTAGAGAAAGGAGGAGTAACCCCAGTAAAAGATCAGGGACAATGTGGATCATGTTGGAGTTTTTCAACAACAGGTGCATTAGAAAGTATTTATTATAATGAAAATAATAAACTAATATCATTTTCTGAGCAAGAGTTAATTGATTGTGATAAATTAAGTAATGATGGAAAAGATCATGGTTGTAATGGTGGATTAATGGATAACGCATTTAAATGGATTATATCTCAAAAAGGTTTATGTAGTGAAGAGGATTATCCTTATTTTTCAGGTGAAACAAACAATCGTGGGGAATGTGCATCTAATAAATGTACAAATGTCGAGGGAAGTGCTATTATAACATATTACGATGTAAGTCCGAGTTCAGATGATGCGATGATGACCGCCTTATCTAAACAATCTGTATCAATTGCAATTCAAGCAGACCAAAAAGATTTCCAACTATATAAGTCCGGTGTATTTACCGGTGCATGTGGAACCCAATTAGATCATGGCGTATTAACCGTCGGATATGGAAGTGAAGACGGTGTAGACTATTATTTGGTTAAGAACTCCTGGAGTGAAACATGGGGTGAGGGTGGATATATTAAGTTAGGAAAAGGGAAACAATTTAATAATGGTGATGGACAATGTGGTATGTTACTTCAAGCTAGCTATCCGTCTTATAAATAATAAATAATATATAATATATAAATAATATATATTATATATAAATAAAATATGTAAAAGTTTATTAGATAATTAATTATATTTACGAAATTTCAATATTACTTTATTATATAGGTAAATGGCTATAAATTAATATATTCTCTAAAAGATAATGAATATCTATTATTTTTTTTATCAAGTTCCTTTTCAATAGAATGACAATAATATCTTTGACTTGCCCCAGCCATAATAAATAGAGAGTTGTCTTCCAGTTTAAATATTTTATTTAAATTATTTTCGTTCTTATTTCTTTTTAAATTATCTTCAAGAGTTCTCTCTAAAATTATATTTCTCTCTTCTCCAAGAGATAAAAGACATATAGTAGGATAAGTACCAAAAGATTCTTTACAATCTTGATGTGCTGTAATAGAAGTATCACCATCTTCATAATAGTTAATCAATAAACTATTATATTTTGGAATTTGTATATGATTTTCAGTTGGTAGAAGTGTCTTTACATAATCTTCAACATAATTTTGTAAATTTAATAAATTATTAGTATATTTATTAGATTGCCATCTTTCATATTGAGTTTTCCAATCTTTGCAAAATGCATGATTATTATTTTGATACCATTTTTGTTTTCTATTTATTTTAGTTCCATCATAATTATAACCGAATTTCCAATCATTATAATTATCTAATTCTAATTTTAAATTTTTATATATTTCATCATCTAAAAAATTTTTTATATAATAAAATAATGTTTTCTGATTATTAATCTCGTTTATTATATATTTTTGCATATTATTTGATAAATATTATTATATAATTAAATATTTACAATTTATAAATATTCAAAATTCAATTTTACTCTATATTATCAAAATATTTCAATAATTTTCTTATATCATCTGTAATAAGTATTTCTATATTATGTAATTTTTGTAACAGAATATCATCAAATTCTTCATCAAATATAGTATAAACACCCTTTGCATCTGAATTTATTTGACTATAATGAACAATATCTTTAGGTTCTTTATTATATTCAGATATTTGATAACATTCAAAATTATTATTTATAAATATATTATAAATATTCTTATCAAAAGTACTAATAAAAAAATTTATCGGCCTTTGGGTATACCAGTAAGGTCCAACTCCTTGATGTTCTTCTAATACATTTCCGCCTATATTATGATATTTTTTTAATGTATCTATTATAATTTTACAATATCTTTCTTTATTTTCAGGATAATTTTTAACTTCAATATTTAATATATAATCCTTATTTATAAAATGATCTAATACTTCCTCTAATTTCGGTATAGAATTATCATATTTTTTTATTTGTTCATATGTTAAATTATTTATATTTTCATTATTTATTGTTTTATCATGATAAATAATTAAATTATCATCTTTTGTTAAATTTATATCAAATTCAACACCTAATTTAAATTTATTTGATTTATAATTAAATATCTCCAAAATAGAATCAAGTGAATTTTCTTTATAATAATAAAAAATTCCTCTATGAGCCATTATTATTTTTACCATTATTAACATATATATAATTTTAATAAACTTGTTATAAATATATACGATCATATACAGACGTGTATTATTATATAATGTTTTATTAAATTAAATATTAATTATATATAATTAATATTTAATTTAATAAAATATTAATTATATATATAAATATATATATAAATGGCTGATTTATCAACTGTTGTTAATAGGTTAGATATGTTAAATTCTGTAATGCAAATACAAAATAATCAACTTACTAAAATGTCTAATAATATAAATGCAGATGGATATATTAAAATTATTGATCATGTATCTAGTAAATTAAAAGATGTTTTACCTGAACCAATTTTTATGAAAAAATCTAAAGATTTTGCATTAAAAACATCTGGATATGCTTCTAGTGCTGTTATAATTATTGGTGCAATAATTGCAATAATTGTTTTCTTTACTACTAGAAATGCTAAACCTAAAAAGAAAACTATAGAATATGATGAAAATGGTGATAAACTATCAGAAGTTATAAAAGAAGAAGGTTCTGCAGATTTATGTAAGAAAATCTTTAAAAATGGTAAAATTTTTAAAGTTGAATGTAATATTAATAAAGGTAAAACTCCTGCATTAATTGGTATTATAACAATAATTTTAGCCATTGTTATATTTTTCGTTTTATATAGTAATCTTAAAAAATGGCATTATTCAAGAGCTATTAGATTATCTAATCCATGGCATAAAACATTTATTGATTATATACATAGACTATTTGTAGTTGAAGACTAAAAAATAATATTATTATCAAATACATATCACAAAGAACATATTACACCTTCTTTACTAAATTTGTAAGATTTTACTCAAAATTATATTTTTGATATCTAAAATATCACCAATGAAAAATAAAAAATATAAAATATATTTTTCATTTTATATTAATTTGAATGTTAAAAGGTGTAAAACTTCAAGAATGTAAATTACTAGTATCAATTATTTTATTTTATTAATATTACTAGTTATTTCAGTATTTATATTATCAGTAAAATTATCAGTAAAGTCATCGGGATCAAAATCAATTATTCCTAAATCATATAATGCTTCTTTAATTAGTGGTCCTAAAGTGAAACCAAACACATTAGAAAATTTATTAGAATCATTAGAAAATAATAATGCAGTGACATAATAAAAAAAAATAATTAAAAATGATGCGAATGTATCATTTATAGACTTCTTTAAAACAATATATGAACCTATCATTTGTAATATTTTATTATCAATTACAAATTTATGTATACCTTCTATAGGTACCCCTACTCCTGTATAAAAAGTTAATAATATTGTATACCCAAAAACTAAAAGAATTAGATATTTAATTAATTTTATAATCATATATAGTAATAATATTTTTAAAATTAATTAAATATATTATTAATTTTATAATCTATATTATTTTCATAATTTTTATTAATAATTTTTTTTAATATTATTTATGACAGATGTAGTAGAAATTTTATCATAATATTTTATTGTTTTAAATTTATTTAATTTTATTGGTATTTCAAAGAATTTCTCTTGTTTTTTTTTATCGGCATCATCTAAAAACCCATGTACAATAATGTCTATTTTATTTTCATTGATAAAATCTTCTGTTATCAATAAAGGACATGGAAAAATAACTTCTGCGACATTTTTTAAATTTTTTATAATTTCTACTCTATCATCTTGGTTTATAATTGGTAATCTTTTATATGATAAAGAATCCTTATCACTTACAACTCCAATTATAATAATATCCCCATATTCTTTACATTTATTAATTGCTTCTAAGTGTCCTCTATGAAATAAATCAAATACTCCGTCCATATAAACTCGTGTCATATATATATATATTTATATATTTATATATTTATATATATTATTTATATTTATTTAAAACATAAGAAAAATATGTTAGAAAATTTAATATAATTAATTCTTCATCTGAACCATTATTTAATAAATTATCTAATTTAGATAATTTTAAAAAAATTAAAGATTTTTGTAAATCATTTAAATTAGATGATATTATTTTTTTTGACATTTCTCGCAAAATTATATTTCCTCCATAACCATTTTTCATATAATATTTTGTAAGACTTAATATATCATCATATTTTTTATTATTTTTTAATTTTGTTACTAAATTCAAAAAATTATTATCTGTTAATTTAATAGACATATCATTTAATACATCAGTATTAATTCCATCGATTGATAAAAAATTTAATCTTTGTAATGTATTAATTGCTTTTCTTAAATCACCATCACAATAATCTATAATTTTATCAATTGAATTTTGTTCTATGTTTATTTTTTCAATTTTACAAATTTTTTTTAACATATTTGTTATAGCATCATAACTTAAATTTTTGAATCTATAAATTGCACATCTTGATATTATTGGTTTATTTATTTTTGATACATAATTACAAATTAAAATAAAACGTGTTGTTAACGAATTTGATTCTATTATTCTCCTTAATGCAAATTGTGATTCATCTGTCATTGCATCTGCTTCATCTAAAATTATTACTTTATATGCAGGACATTTATATTTATAATTTTCTGGAATATGATTATTAACTTTTTTTTTAGCAAATATTTTAATTTTTTCTCGGACAACTTTAATACCTCTTTCATCTGAAGCATTTAATTCTAAAACACGTTCCTTAAAAAATAAAGGACCGAATAATTGATGGCATATAGCTAAAGCAGTTGTTGTTTTTCCGGTTCCAGGAGGACCATAAAATAAACAATGTGGTAATGCCAAAGTAGTATTTATACATTGTTTTAATGTCATTATAATCTCGTTTTGTTCTAAAATATTTGTAATATTTTTAGGACGATACTTTTCAACCCATGGTATATTATTATGACTTTCCATTATTACTAATATATAATAACCCCTTAAATATAAGGGATATAAATCAATTTTACCAAAAAAATGGAAAAACAAATAAATAAGAATTAATTACTTTAATATAAATAAAATGATATTTCTTAAAAAAATCGATGCAGTAAATAAACTTAGAAAATCTAATAATGATGATTTAAGACTTATACAAAAAGATTCAGATGAGCATGGTAGTAAAAAATTTATGGTTTTAACACAAAACGAATTATATGATCTAATAAAAAAAAATCAGAATAACGATAAAGCATCAAATTATTATGAATCTTGGTTAAAAGATTCTCGAATTTTATTTTCATTAGATATTGATGCACCAAAAGATATTAATAATGATGAATTTGATAAATTAATTATTAAAAATATCAAAACTATCATAAAATATGCAAAAGATTTTTATGATTATAATTATAAAACTAAAGACGTTATTGTTTTGAAAACAAATAAACAACCAAATAAACAAAGTTCACATGTTATTTTTAGAGGATTAAGTTTTGAAAATTATATTGTTTGTAAGAATTTTTTTTCTAGAGTTATTAAAGAGAAAAAATTGGAATATTGCGATTCTAGTATATATCGTGAAACATGTTTACGAACATGTTTTTCAACAAAAAAGGGAAAAGATTATCCGTTAAAACCACACAAATTAATTATTAATAAAGAATCAACATGTACAATTGAAGATTATATTTCAGAATTAGATTATTTTGTACAAACATTGATAACAACGATTGATTCATTAGAAAAAAAAAATAAAATGATAACAAATGATATGATTATAGAGGAAAGTGAAATATGTAATAATAAAATAGGAATAAAAGATAATAAAATAGAGATAAAAGATAATTCTGAATTAGAACAGATATTAAATAGCTTACCTGAAGAATATTATAATGATTATATAAAATGGAATAAAGTTGGAATGGCTTTATTTTCAATTAACAATGATTATTTTGAAATTTTTAATAAATGGAGTCAACAAAGTTCTAAATATAATTATAGTGATGTTTTAAAACAATGGAATGGTTATAAAAATAGTAATTTAAAAAAAAATTTATTAGGAATTGGATCTTTAATACATTGGGCTAAAGAAGGTGGTTATGAATTTCCTGATAAAAATATAGAAAACATAGTTGTATCTTATCCTGAAATTAAAATAGAAATTACAGAAAATGATAGTTATGATATAAGTTATATTTCTAAAAATAAGTTATCAGAAAAAATATTTAAGCCAAATCTTAATAAAAAAATATTAGCAATTCAAAGTGAAAAAGGTACTGGAAAAACTACAAATTTAATTAAAGCTATGTTTGAAAGTGATATAACTCCTCCTGAATCTATTCTTTTTATTTCAAGTAGAAGAACATTTGGTATTAAATTATCAGCTGATTTAAAAAAATATGGTTTTAGACTATATTCTGAAATTGAAGAACATTATATTTACGATAAAAGAGTTATTGTTCAAATTGATTCTTTATTAAGATTACAAATAGATACATTTGATCTTATTATTATTGATGAATGTGAAAGTTTAGCAAGATATGTTACATCTTCACACTTTACAAAAAATAACAAAGCTAGTACTATAGTTAGCAATTTTGAATTCCGAATTTCAGATGTTAAAAATATTATTATTATGGATGCAGATTTATCAGATAGATGTCTTAATTATTATACATCTATTATTGACTCTGATAAAACATTACAAAAAAATGATATTAAAGTTATTATTAATAAATTTACTCCTTATCAAGATTATACTTTAAAGTATATGAATTATAATACTTGGCTAAATGAAATTAATATTAAATTATTAAATGATAAAAAATTAGCAATTCCCATGGCATCAAATAGTAAAGCAAAAGATTTATATACTAAGTTAAAAACCGATTTCCCTAAAAAAAATATTATTTTAATTCATAAAGAAACAAGTGATGAAGAAAAATTAGCTAAATTATTAAAAGTTAATGAAATATGGGTTAATTATGATATTGTAATTTATACACCTACTGTTTGTATGGGTGTATCTTTTGATCCAGAACATTTTGATCATATATTCGCATATGGTTGTCATAATTCGTTAGGAGCACAAGAATTCTGTCAAATGATTCATCGAGTTAGAAATATTAAAGAAAATAGTATATATATTAGTTTTGATCGTTATAAATATTTTGACCCTATTGAAGATATTGTTAATTATGATCAAGTTGAAGAAATGCTATGTAATGATTATTATTTAACATATAATGATATTGATAATAATTTAATAAAAAAAAAATATAAAAGAGTCGGTAGAGAAAGAGTATTATATTATCCGTATAAAGATGAAGCAATATATGATTTATATGTAAGAAATTGTGTAGAAAATATAAATGATAAATTAAATTTTACAGCATCATTTTTTGCATATGCTAAATATAAAAATTATCAACATGAAATTTATGAAAATGAACAAACTGAAAATTTACTTGATGAATTAAAACTTATTAAAAAAATAAGAGAAGATAAAGAAAAAGAAAAAGATGTTGAAAATATGATATCAGCTAAAGTTTTATCAAAAGAAGAATATAAAGAAAAATCTATGAGAAAAGATCAATTTATGAGTGAAAATGATCTATACGAAATTAGAAAATATAATTTTATGAGGAATTATAATTTAACAGAAGAAGATATTACATCAGAGTTGATTGAAAAATATAATGATAAATCAATGATGTCATCTTATAATAATTTAACTTCTATAATAAGTACTGAAGATCAAGATACTAAAAAGAAAATAGAAATATTAAAGAGCAACCAAAGTATTGGAGATGAATATAAAAATTGTTATCAAGAATTTACATTTAAAAATAAATATACATTTCATTATTATACAATTATGTTACTATCATATTGTGGATTTAATATTAATGATATTGATAATAAAGAAAATGCTGTTATTAAAGAAATTGTTCAAGAAAATATGAAATGTAAAATTAATGATAAAACATTAGCTGAATATATTCAAGATGAAAAATACGGATTATATATGAAATTTGATTGTAGACGATTAATTAATAATGATATCATTGATGAATTTAATTTTTTACTAAATATTGTTAATTATGTAATTAAAAAACAATATTGTATTAGAATTAAGACTCTAACACAATCTAAAAATAAATCATATTATTTAACAACTAATAATAAATGGGACGATTTACCTAATAAATTAGTACCTAAAAACATAAAAGATATTAATTTAATAAACAAAGATTATTCTAATGTAATAGATGATTTAGATAATGGATTATTTTTAGATTCTGGTTCTGATTCTGATTCTGAATCTGAATATAATTTTAATGAAAAAAAAAATTATAATCTTGATGAAAAAAAATTGATTTAATAATTTTATATATAATTTTATATATAATTTAACTAAATTATATAATTTAACTAAATTTATATAAATAAATATGGCAACTATTGAAAATATTGAAAATAAACCTTTTAAGGATATTATACAAATTAATCGTGTTCATGTAAGAGGATATTGGAATTGGAATACACATAATTCTACATGTGCAATTTGTAGAAATTATATTTTTGAATCATCCCTTAATTCTGCAGATAATGTAAATGAATCATGTGCAGTTGTAGGAGCATGTAATCATGCTTTTCATTATGAATGTATTTCAAATTGGTTAAAAACAAGGAATGTATGTCCATTATGTAATAATAAATGGTCATATATGAAAGCATAATATTTTATTTATATATATATTTATATATATATATATGAATCATAAATCACCTATAACAAAATATATTATAGAACCTTTCGATCAATTTGTTAATAACAAAAATATTATAAAATATAATAATTTAGAATTATTACAAACTAGTTTTTTTGTATTATCTCTTGCAATTTATTATTATTTTGAGAATATGAACGAACGAGCAGGATGTTTATATTTTTTATGTTATTTTATTTATTATAAATACCTTAAATTATTAAAAAATAATGATTTAAAATTTGTTAGTGAACTATCTTATTTTGTTGTTAATATTTTTATTGTTACTTATATTCTACAAAATTCACAATATGATATTAGCACTTCAATAATTATTCTAACATTTTTATTATTAACTTTTATATCATACACTTTACAATTCAATAATACTCAATTATCAGAAGATAAAAAAATAAATGATTGGAAATTATTATTAAATCAAACCTGTAAAAATATATATCCTAATAATGATATTACTAAAAAACATCATATTGATAAATTCTGGAAGGTATTTGATTTTAGTACTTTATCTTTTATTATATTTTTACTAATTAGTAATTAAATTAAATTAAATTTTTAGTTTGAAGCTATATGTTCATAATTTTTAATATATAAATTATTATTTAAATTAAACACTTAAAAATATCATTACTAATTAGACCTTGTGCTATAAAAAATTAATATTAGTATCTATAAATGGTTGAAAAATTTATAAGTATGAAATATATATATATATATAAAAAATTAATATTAGTATCTATAAGTGGTTGAAAAATTTATAAGTATGAAATATATATATATATATATAATTATAAATATGACATATGAAATAATAGGAAAACAAATAAAAAAAACATTAAAATATTTTAATATTAATAATAACTTAATTCAATTATTAAAAGAACCAAATAAAATTATTAATGTTAAAGTACCAGTAGTTTTAAATAATAAATATAAATTTTTCTCTGGTTATAGAGTACAACATAATAATTTACTTGGACCATACAAAGGAGGTATTCGTTTTAATCCACGTGTAGATTTAGATGAATGTAAAGCATTAGCTGGATGGATGACATATAAAACTGCATTACATAATTTACCTCTAGGTGGAGGTAAAGGAGGTTTAGAAATAAATCCACATGACTTTACAAATAATGAATTAGAATTAATAAGTCGTAATTTTATTACACAACTAAAAGATAATATTGGGGAAGATAAAGATATACCTGCTCCAGATGTAGGTACCAATTCAATTATTATGGATCATATGAATGATGAATTAATTAAATTAACTGGTAAAAATAATAATTTTACAGGTAAAAGTATAAACAACAGGGGTAGTCAAGGGCGAGAAGAGGCGACTGGATATGGGATAGTGGAAAATTTAAAACAATGGTCTATAAAAAATAGTATAGATATGAAAGGGAAAACTTATATATTACAAGGATTTGGAAATGTAGGAGCATGTACTGCTAAATATTTAGATAAATTAGATATGAAATTAATTGCAGTAGGGGACCATTCGTGTTATATTAAAAATAATGATGGTATTGATGTTATTAAATTAATAGAATATACAAAAACTACTAAACAGATTAAAGGATTCTCTGATACAGAAATTGATATATCAGAATTTTGGAAAATTAAATGTGATGTTATTATTCCTGCTGCATTAGAATTACAAATCAATGCTGATATTGCTAATAATTTACAATGTAAATTAATTTTAGAAGGATCAAACGGTCCTTTATATTATGAAGCCGATGATATTTTAGAATCAAAAGGTATAGATGTTATTCCTGATATTTTAGCTAATTCGGGAGGTGTTTATGTTAGTTATTTAGAATATTTACAAAATAAAGATAATAAATATCTATCTGAAGAAGATGTATTATATAAGTTGTCTAAACAAATAGAATTAATATTTAATGATGTATATGACTTAACACTTGAAAAAAATACAACTTATAGAAATTGTTGTTATGGTCTAGCACTTTCCAATTTAGAAAAGAAATTTATATAAATTTAGAAAAATAAATTTATATAAAAATTTGAAATATGAACCATTTGAATTAAATATTAATCATTTATACTAAAACATTAAAACTTAGACATTTAAGTCTAATGGTTATTTTTATGGATTTATTATTTTCATTTACATTAACAATAATAATATATAATATTATTAAATTTATTTTGTTTAAAAAATTATCACCAATTATAATTTCTATTGATGGTAATATAGGGTCTGGAAAATCAACTTTAATTGAAAAATTAAAGGAAAAAAATACACTTAATACAACAAAAAATATTACATTTGTCGACGAACCAGTTAAAGACTGGCTTGCAACAACAGATAATAATGGTGAAAATATTTTAGATAAATTTTATAAAGACAAGAAATCATGGTCGTATATTTTCCAAAATTTTGCATTTATTACTCGTGCTAAAATTTTATTAGATGAGATACAAAAAGAGAGTTCGTTTTTTTGTTATAAAAGAAAAATAATTATTACCGAACGATCTGTTGAAACTGATAAATATGTATTTGCAAAAATGTTATATGATGAAAATGATATAACAGAATTACAATATAAAATTTATAATACATGGTATTCAACCATATTTCCTAATATTAAAGTTAATAATATTATTTATTTAAGAACTTCGCCCAATACTGCATTTACTCGAATGCTTGAAAGAAATAGAAAAGCAGAAGAAAATGTTCATAAATCTTATATTCAAAAACTTCACGAATACCATGATGACTGGTTAACTAATCATCATAATTGTTATAATATTTGTTATCTTGATGGTGATAATGATTATGATAATAATGATATTATATTTAACGAACACCTAATAAAAATAACTAATTTTATTAAATCTTTATCATAAATTTGTTTATTGATGATTCTAATTTTTTACCTAAAATTATTCTTAATTCATTTCCAGAAACATCTTCATTTTTTAATAATAATTTTACCATTTTTTTAATATTATCTTTGTTATCTTCTAAAATTTTTGTTGTATAAATTTCTACATCATTTATTAATTTTTGTATTTCTGTATCTATTAATTGTTTTGTTTTATCACTTAAAATATCATCTGTTATATTTAAATTTTTTAATTTATCACTTAAACCATAATATCCTACATATAATTTTGCTAATTTTCTTAATTTTTCTAAATCATTACTTGCTCCTGTTGTAATATCATCTAAAAAAACACTTTCACTGCATCTACCTCCTAATATAACTGCCATTTGTTGTAATAATTCATTTTTTGTACTTAAATTTTTTTCTTTATTTTGTGACATTGAATATCCTAATGCACCCTTTGTTGTTGGTATAATTGAAATTTTACATGGTGATTCTACACCATTTTGTATATATGATAAAAATGCATGACCTGCCTCATGATGAGCAACTGTTATTCTGTCACTTTTTACTAATTTACTACTTTCTCTTTTACTTCCTACTAATATATAATTTATTGCATTATCTAATTCTATATTATCAATTTTGTCCTTGCCATTTCTAACACTTTTTATTGCTGCTTCATTGCATAAATTTCGTAAATCTGCACCACTAAACCCATATGTATTTTTAGAAATACCTATTGCTAATGTATGTGAATTATCTTTTATAGGATATTTTTTTAAATATAAACTTAATATTTCAACCCTCTCTTTCAAATTTGGTAAATTAAATTCTATTTTTCTATCAAAACGACCAGATCGTGTTAATGCTGGATCTAACATTTCCGGCCGATTCGTAGCTCCAAAAATCAATACAGAATCATTGGTATCAATTCCATCCATTTCTGACAATAAACTATTTAATGTATTTTCATGTTCATTGTGACCTTCACTATTTTTACCTCGTTTTTTCCCTAATGTATCAATTTCATCTATAAAAATTATACAAGGTTTTTTATCTCGAGCATTTTGAAATAATTTTTTTACTCTTGATTGACCAACTCCTACATAAATTTCATTAAATGATGATCCAGAAACATGTATAAAATTTGTTTTACATTCAGTAGCAATTGCTTTGGCTATTAATGTTTTACCAGTTCCTGGTTCACCATAAAATAACGCACCTCTTGGAGTTTTACAGTTCATTTTCTTAAATTTATCTTCTCCTTTTAATATATCAATAAATTCTTTAACCTCCTCTTTTACTTCTTTTAATCCTGCTATATCATTAAAACTTATTTCAGTTTTTGTTATTTTATTAATATTATCATTAAATGAACCTGAATATAATTTCATTTGAGAATTTAATGATTTTATAATAAAATATAAAAATAAAATTGTTGGCAAATTTGACAATATTGATTTATATATATTTTTTTTATTAGTATATATAATATTTGTTTCGGTTGTTACATTTTTTAAATAAACATTAAATAAATCTTGATTTCCTATGAAATATTTAAATTCTGGTATTTCCGTATCATTTGTATATAAATATGCATTATATTCAGATATATCTATATTACTAATATTATGCAAGTTATTTAATTCTTTATGACCAATCGTATGTGTATTATATTCATTAGATAAATAAGATGTTATTAATGTTCCTGATATGGAGAAAAGTACGATGAATACTAAAATTCTATCTAAATGATTCATTCTTAATTAGAATAATTAATATTTTTTTAAGTCAATCTTTATTAAATAAAAAAACATCTTAAATAAAGAAATAAAGTAATTATTATTTATATAGTTAAGAAATGAATAGAAATTTAATAAATATACTTAAATTAGTAAAACCTTATCAATATGAAAATGTTTTAGCAAAAAAAACCAAGTTAAATAATAAATTATTAGAGAAATGTGTAAAATTAAGAAGAAATCACTATAATATTAATAAATTACCCTACAAATCTTTTAATTATATTACTAGTTTTAATAAAAATTGTGAAAATGTCATTGGTTATGTTCGAATGCCAGTTGGATTAATTGGACCTGTTAATATAGATAATAAATCACGCTATATCCCATTTTCTACAACTGAAGGGGCGTTAATATCTTCTATTAGTAGAGGATGTAAAATATTAAATTTAAGTAAAACAAATATAATAGTTGAAGACAAAGGTATGACAAGAGCACCTATTATCAATTGTAATTCATTAGAAGAAATTGATGTAATTAAAAAATGGATTATACAAAATATATCCATAATTAAAAATGAATTTGAAAAAAATACAAAATATACAAAATTTAAAGATATTAGTTTTTTACAAGAAGGACGACACTTACATATAAGATTTTGTGCAACAACTGGAGATGCAATGGGTATGAATATGGTAAGTAAATCTTGTGATAATATATTAAAATATCTACAAAAAAAATTTGATTTTAAAATAATATCATTATCTGGTAATACATGTACCGATAAAAAATCTTCTGCAATTAATTTAATAAAAGGTAGAGGAAAATCTGTTATTATGGAAGCAACTATACCTAAAAAACATTTAAAAAATATTTTAAATGTTCATCCTGATGAAATTATAAATTTGCATATACAAAAAAACTTTATAGGAAGCTCACTTGCAGGAATAATTGGAGGTAATAATTGTAATGCATCTAATATAGTTTCAGGATTATTTATTGCTATGGGACAGGACTGTGGTCAAATTGGAACTAGTTCATATTGTATTATAAATATGACTAAAGAAAATGATGATTTATTAGTTACATGTAATATGCCATGTCTAGAAATTGGAACTATTGGCGGTGGTACACAATTAGATGATCAAAAATATAATTTACAATTAGCAGGTATAGACGAAAATAATCAACCAGGAAAAAATGTTGTTATATTAGCAAAAAATATTATTTATAGTGTGTTAGCTTGTGAATTATCTCTTATGTCATCATTATGTAATAATGATTTAGTTAAGGCTCATTTAAAATTAAATAGAGGATTATAATTTAAAATATCATCACATAAGTTGTTTATATACTCAAGTTCTACATTTGAAAAAAATTATATTATGATTTTTTTCAGTTCCTACAAAATATTTATTTTTATCTTTATTTATATATTACTTGACAGTTAAATATAAATTGAAATAATAAATAGTTAAATAAACAATATTATAAAATATAATGAATAGTTCCGAAGAAATGGATATAAAACAACAACATAATATTCATCATATTGAAGATATTATTAATAATGATTATTCTCAAACAGATACTAATCAAGAAAATGAACATAATAATATACCAAATAGTTTAGAACAAATAATCGAAATCACAAATTACTCTGATCCAATAATTAATGAAAATGTATCAACTACTCAAGATATATCTGAATTATATCAGATTAACAATGGACTAAACTCTGGGGAAACAGATAATTATATTTCTGAAGATTCTATAGTAGATGATGAACAAACAACGGATTATAATAATCAAATAATAAACAATCAATCAAGCCAACAATTTGATTTTTCAGAAAATATCGATAATTTAATTCCTAATAGTCAAAATATAAGTATTATTTCAAGTAGTAATTCTATAATTGATAATTCTATAACTAGTAATTCTATAATTAATAATTCTATAACTAGTAATTCTATAATGAATAATTCTATAACTAGTAATTCTATAATTAATCAACAAAATTCACAATATATGATGTTACATGAGAATGATATAAATAATCCTTTTTTTAAATGTAATTTAGAAAAATTAGAATATGATACAGATGATGAAGAAACACAAAATATTAGAATTATATATACATGGAATTATGAATTTAATTATGATTTTTTTAATTTAAATGATGTATCTATTTTTATTAGTAAAGAAGAATCTTTTAATTCAAAATTAAATGAATTAAAAAATATAAGAAATAATCAATCAAATAACATTACAGGTAAAATTATAAAATTACCTAATGATATTAATTTTAATAAAAATACTATAGTAAATATATATCTAATTGCATATTATGACAATGCTAAAATTAATATAGAATTTTATGGAATATTTAATCAAGAAATTGATGAAAATAAATTAATTGATAATATAAAAAATGAGTCAACATATGGTAAAAAAGGAATTTTAAATCCAAATCATATTTCTAATTTACAAGAAAATGATTTTATTATACTTCATAGAAAAATACATATTTATTAAATATCAATGTTTATTTGATATTGTTTATTATAAAAGACCATATATATTTTGGTATAATATATTAACAAAATAATTATAAAATTTAAACCTATTTAATATATAATATATGAATTTTCTTAATATTTTTATATTATATTTCACAATTATTATTTGCATACATTTTTTTAAAATATTTAAAATATATGATCAAAGACATATTACTAAAAAATATGATTACATATTACAAAATAAAATAAAAATTACAAAAAACCATGATATTCTACACAAACTTTCTAATAATTCAAATATTTATCAATATGGAATATTTAAAAGTCATCCTTTTAAACATCCTAATGATATTGACTATTATCTAGCAGAACTAAGAAATGGTATGACTATTTTAGATGTAGGATGGGGGTTATTAGAAGCTAGTATTTATTTTTCTAAAAAATTACCAAAATGTAAAATTCATGTTATTTCAAATAGTAATGAAAAATATAAAAATGAAATTAATAATAATATTATTAAACATGATTTAAGCAATAAAATAATACCACATTTTGATCATTATCATAATATTGGTACTATTTTTAATAAAAAATCATTAGATAGAATTTTATTTATTGAATCAATTAATTATTCAGATGATATTCTAAATTTATTAATTCAATGTAAGAAAATATTAAGAAAAAATGGTAAAATTTATATTAGAACTATAGTTATACCAAAAACAAAAAATCAATTTTTGAAAAATAATTATGATATAATACAAAAAAATATAAATAGTAATTTATATTATCATGAAAATATTATTCATTTTATGCAAAAAAGTGGTTTTACTAATATTAAATATACCACTATTCCTTTATTTTTTTCTCAAAATATGAATAATCCAATGTTTCTTTTGTCACTTAGAAGATTAGGATTATTATCAATATCTAATTTAATTGCAGGTATCCCATTAATGTCTGCTACATATATAGGAACTAATAATAATTAATGACTACGAGTATTTATTGAATTTATTATAATACTATAAATGGAATTATCTTTAACAGTATAAAATTTATTACCATTATGATGAATATATGCACCTGTCGCATGACCATAATATTCAATATTATTACTTATATAAGTAAGTAAAGGGGTGCCTGCAGTAATTGGACCACATACCATTATCAAACTTGGTATTTCACCATAACCATAACCATAATTTGAAAAAGTTCTACATAATTCTAATTGCATTTTTATATGAATTCATATAAAAATGCAAATTTATTTATATTCAATTTTATATACATCTTTAACTGATTTAAATAACAAGGAATAACAGCATAAATTATAAAAAAATTGAAAAAATAAATTATTATGAATCATATATTATTTATCACTATACAACTACAAATACACCAATAAAATGTCAACTACACCACCCGCTTCCCCCCGTGAAAACATCTGTCCTGGAGCACCTCGTAAACTAAAAAAAAGTGTGTTGAATGAAAAGAATTTAAACATTTCTAATGATTTAAGTTCTAAATTCAAAGAATGCGCTGCCGCCGACGGATTTACAACACCACCCCCTTCCCCCCGTAATAATACACCCATGGTATGTCCTTGGGCACCTCCTAGACCTATTCGACCTTCTATGTAAGTTAATTAAATATAATTTTGAAGCCGAAATTATATTTGGAAAAATGAATTATAATTTTATAATTCATTTTTCCAAATAAATTATAAAAAATTGAAAAAAAATAATTATTATAAATAATTATTTATTAATATAAACCACTAAATTTTGTTACATTCCATTATAACTACAACATGGATAAGGAAGAACGAGCTTCTATTAAGACAGAAGCTCAACTCGAATTTCTGATCACTGTCAGAAATATCATAAAACAACTCAAGGAAGAAAAAAATACCAAAGCTAAATCTCATACACCACATGTATGTCCTCCACAATCACCCGTATGTATCCCGTGATCATATCAAAAGTTATGTTTCATTATTAACATAATGATGAAACATAACAAAATTTAGAAAAATAAATAATAATTTTATTATTTATTTTTTTTAAATGATATTTTCAAAAGTTATATTTAATCTACTTGCTCCATACTAGATTCTAGTTCTAGTTCTTTTTGTGATTCATCATTACATGCTTCATCATTACATGCTTCATTATTACATGCTTCATCATTACATGCTTCATTATTACATGAAGCATCGTTATATGCTTCATCGTCGTCGTTGTCATCACAAAACCCGAGTTCAACCATTCTATTTACTTTATTTGCATAATCACTTGGTTTTTCTAATACAAATCCACTATTAATTTGTGCTGTATCATATAATAATAATATTATATCTGCACATTGTATTTTGTTATCATCATTACTCATTTTTATTTTCAATGTCTTTATAATTTTATGATCAATATTTACTTCAAATATTTTCTTTGATCCCATAAATTGATCCATTTCACTGTTTCTAAGTGCTTGTGCTTGAATGATTCTTTCCATATTTGCACTCCAACTATTTTCAGCTGTTACTAAAACACACGGTGTTTTCTTTAATCTATTTGAAATTTTTACATCTTGTACATAATCTTTTAATGTTTCTTTAAAAAATTTTAATAGTTCGTCATTATCTTCATTTTTCTTTTTAATTTCAGAATCATCCTCAAATTTCAATCCTTCTTTCGTAACATCTACTAATTTTTTATTATCATAGTCCTGCATACTTTGTACCATATATTCATCAATTGGATCAGTAAAATATAGAACTTCATAACCTTTAACTTTAAGTTTTTCAATAAATGGAGAAGAACTAAATGCTTTATTATTTTGTCCTGTAATAAAATAAATATTTTTTTGGTCTTCTTTCATATTAGAAACATATTCATCAAAACTAATATATTCATCTGGATGTTCTGATGAATAAAATCGTAATAATTTTGAAAGTTTGTCTCTATTTTTAGAATCTTCATGTACACCAAGTTTTATCATTTTACTAAAATTATCATAAAATGTCTTATATTTAACCTTATCTTCTGATAATTCAGTAAATAATTCAATACTTTTTTTGACAACAACTTTACTAATTTGCTTCAATACTCTATTTTGTTGTAAAAGTTCACGAGATACATTTAATGGAATATCATTAGAATCTACTACACCTTTCATAAATTTAAGCCATTCTGGTATAAGATCATCACAATCATCCATGATAAAAATACGTTTAACATATAATTTAATATTTATTTTTTTTTTATCACCTTGTTCAAACATATCAAAGGGTCTGCGTTCAGGAACATATAGTAAACAATCAAATTCTAATTGACCTTCTGCATGAAAATGCTTATAAACTAAAGCATTAGAATAATCATTAGAAATATTTTTATAAAATGATTGATATTCTTCTTCACTAATATCATCTGGTTTACGGCACCAGACTGGTTTTTGTTCATTAATAACATTCCATTCTGTTATTGTTTTTTTTATTGTTTTTTTATTATCTGTTTGATCGTTGTCTTCTTCATCTACCTCTTCTATTTTAACTTCATTTGTATCTTCATTCGTTTTTTCTACATTTTCTTCTACTATATCTTCATTCGTTTTTTCTACATTTTCTTCTACTATATCTTCTACCACTTCTTCTACCACTTCTTCTACTTCTCTACTTTCTTGTAATTCAATTGGAAAACTAATAAATTGAGTATACTTTTTAACAATATCCTTGACTACATCTATATCTAAATATTCATCATTATCTTCTTTCAAATGTAGAATTATGCGTGTACCTCTTTTAATACTTGGATTTTCATTTATTTTTATTGTATATGTTTTATTTGCTTTTGATTCCCAAATGTATTCACTTTCTGAATTATGTTTTGTGTAAACTGTTACTTTATCTGCTACTAAATATGATGAATAAAATCCTACACCAAATTGTCCAATTTGGTCTAAATCTCCTTTTTTTATATTTTCTAGAAATGCTTTAGTACCTGATCGCGCAATTGTTCCTAGATTATGAACCAGATCATGTCTAGTCATACCTATACCTGTATCTTCTATTGATAATGTCTTGGCTTCTTTATCAACCCATACTTTAACTTTTAGTTCAGGTTCAACATCCATTAATGATTTATCTGTCAGAGATTCATATCGAATTTTTTCTAATGCATCACTAGAATTTGATAGTAATTCTCTTAAAAAAATTTCATTTTTACTATAGAATGCATGTATAATTAAATCCATTAATGATGAAATATCCGCATCGAAATTTAATTCTTCATGTCCTTGTAGTGTATTTTGTTGTAGTGTATCTTGTTGTATATCTTGCTGAGTTTCCATATTATAACTATTATAACTATTATACAAATTATATTTAAGTGATTTATAATTAGTAATTTACTTAAAATAATATAAACAAAAATATTTAAGTGGTATATTTATATATCAAAAATACCCAAATCAGTATCATTTAAACTAGATAAATTTTTCACTTTTTCTTTTAATTTTTTTGCTATATGTTCTTCAACTGAAGATGATGAAAATATTATTCTTTGAGTTGCTGGTGATTTACTTCCAGCTCTATGAATTCTACCTAATGCTTGTATCAACTGAGTAGAAGAATATGAAGGAATAATTAATGATACTCTTGGATGTTTACCATCTTCATCGTGTAAATTAATTGACTGACCTCCTGCACATATATTAGAAACAATAATTCTTTCTTTATTTTTTTGAAATCTATTTATATTTTTTTTTCTTTCTTCGAAAGTCTGTTTACCATGTATAACACATTTCGTATCTAATAAATCTTTTAATATTTCTAATGATTTATTAAAATTAACAAATATAACTATTGAAAATTTATTCTCTAAATATTGCTTAGTCAAATCTACTATGATTTCTAATTTATATAATTCTATTTTTTGTCTACTATACGATATATCCACTAGTAAATTTGCTCTATTTAAATTTTCTTGTTTTTCATCTAATTTTTTATAAAACATTTTAATTTTATTATATTCTTCATTAATTAAATTAAAGTTATCATTGGTATATGTATCAACAATAATATTATTTTTTGGAAATTTATCTCCTAACTCTTCGATACTAATTCGTGATGCATAATCTGGATACATTTTTTGACTAATATAATCAAAAGTTTTAAAATGTTTTGTTTCTGCCAATAAATATTGTTTTGTTTTATGTATATTTTTACACCATTTTAATATATAAGTAAATATTTCAAAAGATGAAATATTATCAATTAATGTTGCAGACAATAATAATTTTTTATAGGGTAATGATGAAATTAATAATTTTCCATTTAAGGTTGTTTTACTTTTACAAAAATGTACTTCATCAAAGATTATTATTTTATTATTTGTTATATTTGTCCAATTATATTTTTTTAATTTTTCATTAAAAATTACATAAGGACAATTAATTCGTTTATCTATATTACCATTTTCATAATATTTACCTCTTCTTAATGTTTCATAATTACAAACAAACACTATTTTAACATCAAAAATTTTGGCTACATTATACCAATTCGACATAATACTTTTTGGACAAATAACTATTGGTGTTAAATTTAATTGTTTACATAAAGCTAATGCACAATATGTTTTACCACATCCAGTATCAGAAGTATCAATTGCAATATTATTTTTTTCTAATGCTCCTATTAATTTTTGTACATGGTTTATTTGATAATCTAATAATTTACTTTGAATATTAACATCAATATCGACATTTAATAAAGAATTATCATAATCTGCATTATTAAGAATTTCTAATAATTTGTCATCCATTTATATAATAAAGTAATAACATTTTAAGTTTATTATTCAAAATTTTTAAACTTAAAAAAAATTGAAATATTTAATTTATAATATAATTATTACTTTCATGCAGCTTAAAAAATAATAATTAATGAATATATACAAAACATATTTATCTATTCCATCAGTTTCTCTGTTGACGGTGGAATATAGCGGAAATAAACAGAACCAAGTAATTATCGATAAGGATTTATTGTTATTATCGATTTCTAACAATTGGAGAATTTTACCAAAAAAAAATATCGTGTACCAATTATGTGCAGAAACATACATACATACAGATGCAAACATAATTTTACAAGAAAAAAGTTATGGATTAATTGGAACTCTCAGACTGAGCGAAACTCAAAATGATCCTAAAAATTACTATACATTTAATGTTACATATACTACACGTCCAATAAATATTACAAAACTATGGATTGAACGTCCTGCTCAAGGTAATTTTTATAATGATTTAATAAATGCCATCAAATCTAAACAGATGGTTATTAAACACGATAGAAAAACAAATACTTTTTGGATATGCCCATATTTTAAAACACGTAAACCACATTTTCCAGATTTTCCTAATACTAATCTTGAAAATTGGATTGATTGGCAGACAAGAATATTATCTCATGATGGTAGTTTACAAAGTCTTATAAAAATTATTAATACATTTACAAATGATTATTCATTATTTGATATTCATGGAATTGATAATTCTTTTAGAGCATTAATTAAATTACCAAATGATGGAATAATGAAAAAAATTACATTGAGTAATGAACATGAAGACCTAACTAAAATAACTAAAAAACCATGTTTAAATAAGCATGTAAGAGAGCAACTAAATAAAGAAACACATAATTGGATTAATAATAATTACGAAAAATACTATTTTTTAATGCGTAAAACCAAACATGATTTAGCTGGCGGGCATAGTACATTTGAAGAGTTTTTACAACAGGATTATTTTTCTTCATTAGTAAGAGAAACAAGTGAAGAACTTGGATTAGGAACAATCACGCATAAAAATAAACCTACGTACACATTTAGTTCTGGCGTTACAGTTGAATTTGTCCCTATAAAATATAATTTATACATTGCAGAATTATCAGTAAGATAATTCTGTATTGCAGAATTATCTTGCTGCCGCACGCGAAAGCAACCTATTTAAATAAGAAATAGAAGCTCTTTCTGCAAAGGTAATTGAAACAATTACAAATAATAAAATAGAAGCTATAAAAATAATTAAACAATTACAAGTTTATAACTTATTTCCATACAAAATTGAGAGTAAAATTCATGATATAGATAAACATGTATTATTTATAATTTTTGCATTTGTACAACTCATATTTACATCTATGTAAATTTCGTCTAATTACAATGTTTGCATTATTTATTGATACAGGTTTAATATTATCGTCACTATAATAACATCCACCAATACTTGTATTGGTTATATTCCAATAATCAATTACTCTTGAAAACAATATATGTTCTAAATTATAAGCGGATCCGTACCAGTAATGTTGAAGTCCTTGTTGTTCTTCTGATACACCCAAAGGACTATAATTTGTTATTTTATCTTTTAATAATCCATATATAATATTACATTCGTTTGACATTAAAAAAGTATCATCTACTAAGTTGCTCACCTCTAGTAAAGTGATTTTTTTAGATATATTTCCTAATAATATTTTTAACAGCAAATTAAATTTATTTTTATTAATATATTTTTTTATTAAACAATCTTTTATATTATCTATAGATACATAATCATATCCGTTCATTTGTTTATAACAAATACTACAAAATTTGTAATCATTATAAATATAATATTCTTCACATTTTTTACATTTCATTTATTATATATATCATTATTTTAAATTTTTATTATTAAACTAAAATACTCGACGCACTTGACATTATCATGTAATGGTATTAAACTAAATAAAAGTGATTTCGTAATGATTTTAAGATTATTAAAATCATTTATTGAAAATTTATCAATAAATTTTTCTTTAAAATAAATTAATATTTTATTTTTATATATTATATTAATTTTTTTATCGTGTAATATCTCATCATAACCAATTAATGATTGATATAATTTAGCCCAATCATATAACCAATCTCCATATATTGTTAATTTATCTCCTAGTTTTCCTCTCATATCAATAAATTTAATTTTACCAAACTGATTAATTAATATATTAGTTAAAACTGGATCACCATGAATAACTTTCTTTATTCCTTTCATATTTTCTTCATATTCTGTTAGTTCTTTAATTAAATTATTATATATTAATTCACTATTTTCAAATTGAGAATAATCATACTCTTGATATCTTCTTTTTAATTTATTAACATAATTAAAATATATATTTATATCATTTTCTTCTACTGAACAATTTTGAATTCTACTAATTGATCCAAATATATGACTTAATTGTTTTTCAGATAATTCTTCTGCAATATATAAATTACTTACAGGAATTCCATTTAGTTTTTCCATTTCATACCAAGTATTTTCTTTATCATGATTTAATAATATTGGAAACATATCTTTAATTTCATTTGGAATATTTTTATAATAATAAATTTCACCTGATAAATTATTAGATGATTTTCTATAAATTTGTATACTAGTAGAACTCAATGTATTAAAATTTCTTGGTGCAATATCACTCTGATAATAACCCAATTCTTTTTCTAAATTTTCATAACTAGATATTGCTAAATCATCTATATAAAAATCAGCATTTGGTTTACCAAAATATATTTCATCATATGGGATATCAAATTTATCTAATGTATCAAATGTTAATTTACCAATATCTGCTAATATTTTACCTTCATTACCATTATGAGTTTGCATTCTACGAGCTGTATAAATTATAATAACATTACCTAATTTTTTTAGATATTTCAAAAAATTTATATTTTCTTGAATTGGTTTAACAGTTGTATAATCTTTATCTACTCTTGGAAAACTTACCAAAGTATTATCTAAATCAAAACAATATCTTTGTGAAGGTAACATATTTTTATGAGTTAATGCATTTATTCTTGGAAAATTATTACAAAATAATCTTACCTGTATTGGAGTTCCTAAACAAATATAATTATCACTACTAATTAAATTTATTTTAAATTCTATATTATCTTTTAACATCTCTTGAATTACAGTTGATGTATAAAATTCATTCTTTTGAGTTATATTCAGATTTATTACTTTTTCACAATATTGATTTAATGTTTTCCAAGAATTAAAACCATATGCACCAGTACATGCAATATTAGATATTTTATTTTTTTCTTTTATTTCTAATATCTTATTATTATCATTTACTTTAACATAAGAATATATTACTTCACTCGAAATATCTTCAAATACTCCTATGCTATTTTCTCCATTCCATAATTTAACTATATCACTAATATAAAAATTATCTCCATCTAAACATAAAATCGGCTCATCATCTATTTCCAATTTTTTTAATGCAATATGTATTGTTTCTGCTGCTCCTCTTGTATTTTCTTGTAATTTTAAAAATTTAAAATTAATATTAGTATAATTTTTTTGTAATCTATCTTCAATTCTATATTTAGCAATATCAGGATGATATGGTATATAAACCATACTAATATCCTGTAAATTTAAATTATCCAATAACCAAAATAATATAGGTTTTCCCATAACATTTATTAATGGTTTTGGTAATAAATAACCTAAATTTTTAAATCTAGTACCTAATCCACCCAATGGTATTAATATAATCATTATATTATTTAATATAATAATTAAACTGCATTTATAACCCAAAATAGTGGTGAAAATCTATAAAATAATATGTTTTTATGTACATAGTACATATATTGATGAATTAATTATTTATATTATAATTTTAGTTTATTGTTTTTATCCATAACTCATATACCTGTATCAAGCCATAATACTAAATCAGGCGTACGTTTATGATCGGTTTCTAAATGTAAACCACACAAATCTGGATTTTTTTAAAAATTAAGTATTTTATCATATGAGTAACTCAATTGGTTTATTGGAAAATTCTAATTATAAATTTTCTTTTTAATTAGAATTTTCTTTTTAATTTTTTTTACAATTTATTAATTCTTTTATATATCATAATATTACCTCGAATTCATAGAATTTTTTATAAAATAATTTAAATGTGTATATATATTCATATTTTTTGGAAAATGATGTCCATCTTGATGATAAATAATTTCTGCATTTTCAAACCTTTTTGTTAAATTTATAGATCTATAAATATCTATATCATTTTTACCAATTATATGAAAAGACGGTATTTTAATAATATTATTATTATTATTATTATTATATTCAACTCCTGCAATACAAATAACAAATTTAGGTTTTATATATGAAGATATAATAGATGATACATACGCCCCTTGTGAAAATCCTATAATACCATCTATATTATCTATATTATCTAATATATTTAATATATCAATATCTATATTTTGAGATTTATTAAACCATTGATAATAAGGTGGTTTGAAATATGTAGTTATTTCTTTACATGAGGAGTCTTTTATTAGAAAAGGTGCATCGGGTGTTATTAAATTAATATTATAGTCTAACCTTTTTAATAAAGGTGTACACATTGATTTCATTATTTCACCATTCATATTATATCCATGTATAGCCAGAATATTCATGGATATTAAATATAAATAAATTGTGGTTATAAAACTTAATAATTTTAGTAATATAATTATTTATATATAAATAATTATATATAAATGGTATTTGTTCCAATAGATATTTTGCCATCTAAAAATATTGGAGTCTATATAGTAATTAAAACATATAATATCGATGGTTTACCAATTATAGACATAGAAGGTGTTTATGAAAATTATTATGAAGCACAAGAAGCAAGTAAATCAAAAAAATATTTTGTAAAAGGACCATTTAAAATTAAAAAAATGTTTGATTTTAAAAGAACAAACATTTGTTCTCCACCATTTTTTCGTAATAGACAATTAAAACCTCTTAAATATCTTGAACCAATTATCGATTATGACGAAGACGATGTTAAAGATGTCGATGATGATGAATATGATGAAGAGGATGAAGATAATAATTTATTTGATTTTATTGGTAAAAAATAATTATTCTACTGTTACACATTTCGCTAAATTCCTAGGAAGATCCGGATTTAATCCTCTTGCAATAGATAAATACACAGATGCCACTTGTAAAGGTATAACAGATAGTAAATCAGCATATATTTTATTTTTAGGTATGATAATTTTATTATTATATTTACATTTTTCATCATCTGTAATAAATAAAATAGGTGCATGTCTTGATTTAATTTCTTCATATGCATTATTCATTTTGGCATAATGTTCATTTTCGGGAGAAATTAAAATAACTGGTAAATTCACATCTAATAAAGCAAATGGACCATGTTTTAGTGCACTACCTGAATAACCTTCAGCGTGTATATATGTTATTTCTTTAATTTTTAATGCACCTTCTCGAGCAATCGCTTCACTTTTACCTTTTCCTAAAATAAATAAATTATTTTTATTTAATAATTTAGTCAACATATCTTTATTTGCAATACTAATGTCAATTGTTTTTTTTATATCATAAGGTAATTCTTTTAAATTATCAATATAATTTTGTCTTCTAATACTATTTTTATCATGAATTTGACAAAACCAAATAGCCATCATACTTAATAAAATAACTTGATTTGTAAATGATTTAGTTGATGCAACTCCAACTTCTCTTCCCGCCTTTAAATAACATCCACAATTAGATTCTCTAGCTATCATAGAATCCACTACATTTATTACACCAATTATAAATAATTCTTTTTCTTTACCTATATCTATACATCTATGTAAATCTTTTGTTTCTCCAGACTGTGATAATAAAACTAAAGCAGTATTACCAAATTTGGGAATATCTTTTTCAGTAAACTCTGCTCCATCAATTACATGCATTGTATTAAAATTACATAAATCTTTAAAAAAATGTATACCACATAATGCTGCATTATATGATGTACCACATGCTAAAAAAATTAAATTATCTATTCTTTTTAATACTTCTTTATGATCTTCTAAACCTCCTAATTTAACTTTATTGTTTTCTAATAATCTCCCCCCGAAACTAATTGCTCTTAATGATGCATCAAATTGTTCATTAATTTCTTTTATTGTCCAATGAGAATAAGGGTCTGGACTTAAATCAAAATTGTCGTTAGTTGTATTTTGTAATTCATATTTGTTACTAGTATTTATAACTATTTCACTTTCTTTTTTAGTTATTATACAAATATCATTATTATCTAAAATAAAATAATTATCTACTAAACCATGAAAACCACTTTGTTCAGATACTACCATAACTAACTCATTATCATTACTAATTAATAATGGACTTCCATGTCTAACACAATATAATTTATCCGGTTCATCTAAATTCATAATAGCTAAACCCCATGTACCCGACATTTCATTAACTGTTTTTTTTATAGCTTCTAAAAAGTTTTTACTTTTTTTATAATTAAAAGCTAATAAATTAACAATTACTTCAGTATCAGTTTGTGATTTAAATTCTATATTATTATTTTGTAACATTATTTTCAGGTCCGAATAATTTTCAATTATTCCATTATGAACAATAGATATTTTATTATCATAACTAATATGAGGATGTGAATTTATATCATTTTTTGCACCATGGGTAGCCCATCTTGTATGAGCTATACCTACATGGGAATTTGAAATATTATTTTTTTCATTTTCTAATTTTTTTATTGAATTTATATCATTTATTGATGCATATTTTAATATACTAAAATTATCATTCATAGTACAAATACCGGCAGAATCATAACCTCTATTTTGTAATTGTTTTAATCCATCTAACAGAATATTAATTATATTATTATCATTTGATAATTGTAATAAAGCAATTATACCACACATTTAATAGTTATAAAAATATATTAAAAATAAACTTACTATAATTTAATTATATTAGATCATACTATAGACTTTTTAATTTACCAATATAAACGTGTAAACTCTTCTGGCTTACATCTCCCAGTCTTTCTGGTTGCCTCCCTCCAGCCCCTAAGTCTTTTATACATGGAAAACTGCACGGATTTGTTGTCTATCTCCATTGTCTGCAGCATATTGCAGCCCTCCAGCCCAGTAAGACTCTTCAGTGTCTCGCTGTCTTTCACCCTCGCCAAATTCCTTAGTGAATGACAGGAGTTGATGTACAATGTGTTCAGCATCTCGCAGCCCTTCAGCCCTTCTAAATTCGTTAGTGAATTGCAGGAGTCGATGTACAGTGTCCGCAGCATATTGCAGCCCTCCAGTCCCGCCAAATTCATCAGACTACAGCAATCTTCGATTATCAGTGTCTGCAGCATCTTGCACTCGTTTAGCCCATTCCAATTCGTTGGTCTATGGTTCACTTCGTAGTGTAGTGAACCCCAGGAGTTGATGTGCAGTGTCTGCAGCATCTCGCAGCCCTTCAGCCCCTCAAAATTCGTCGCGTTCGTGCAGTCGAACATCTTCAGCGTATGCAACGTCTTGAATCCCTCTAGAACCGTCAAATTCTCTAGTGAACTGCATTCGACGAACTCCAGCGTGTGCAGCGTCTTGCAGCTCTTTAGCTCTTCCAAATTCGTTAGGTCACTGGATGGGGTGAAGATGATGTGGCCCACTTGCCACACGGACTTTGTCACAATTGCGAGTGCATCTGCTGTCGATTGCACTATCAGCCTAGAGCTGGATACAAGGGCAAGCCGTTCCATCGTAGTTAACATCGTCTTTGACAGCCTCGGAAGCGCATTAGCACTGGTGTTAGATTGCTTCTTAACCAAATTACATATCTTCATGATAACTTCATCTGGGCACTTCTCAAATGAAGTCAGGTCATTCGCAGTCTCTGGGACTACATCTTTATTATTCATAATAATAATACAAAATACTCAGAAAGTGTTAAAAATAGAATGAATAGTCTGACGTGTAATTTTCTTCAAGCAGTGTGAAATTAATATTTACTTTATAAATTATTTATTTTTTCAATTTTTTTTTTAATAATAATATTAATATTAAAAAAAATAAAGATACTATAGCTAAAACATGCATTAAATATATAACTTTTAATCTAGATTGTTTTTCTTCATCTTCTTTAGTATCTTCTCCTAGATAATTTGATACTTGTCTTTTCCAATTTAAAACGCAGACTAGTCTGCATAAAGGTTTGAGGTATTATCCTCCTGCTATTTATATTGTTATATCACCAGCTTCGTATGTTTTTATCCAATAACCTTTACCTGGCGCTAATTGAGTTTCTAATTTATATCCATTATTTTTATTATAACTATATAATGTATTTGGTATAATAATACCATTATCTATTATATTATTTAATAATATTGTTTGTGTTATTCCTGATATTAAATTCCATCCTTTTGATAATCCAATAATTAAACTATCTAATTCTGTACCGTCAATAGTAACACTACCTATTTTTTCAAATTTTAACCAATAACCCTTTCCTAGTTCCAAATTAGATGATAATTCATATCCATTATTATTATAACTAAATAATGTATCTGCTATAGCATCTTGAAATAATTGTGTTACAGTATTATCACTAACATTTAATGGTAATCCAATTAAATTCCACCCCATATCATAGCTAATTGTACCAATTCGATTCGGTACAATACCTTGAGCAATAAATTCATACATACCATCTCCTAAATCAGTAAGGCCTCCGAATCCATCACTATTTTGAAGCGTATCATCTATAGTTGTGGTTTTAAAATTATATAATGATAAATCACCAAGTGTATCAGATGGTGAAAAATCACTTGTAAATGTAAAAGTTGTTAATGTACCCCATGTTATGGGTCCCACAGAATTTGCATGTGAATCTGATGTAATTTCTATACCATTATCTTTTACTGACCATTTACATATTGAATCGGTTGTTTCTCCATACCATTCTGCATCTGCATCTAAATCAGTAACATCATTATTATGGTAGTGATGCAAATCTTTACAAGAAAGTCCATTAATATTTTTAATTAGGAATTTATTAATTTTACAATTTGCATCATGATTGTAAATGGTATAAGTATATATCCATATATTTTGATATTTTTTAGCTTGAGATAAAATTTTAAAATCAAAACTTGTTGTTTCATTTCTAATAAAACGTAAATGATTTATATTTTTTTGTGTATCATTATCTATTATTATCTCATCATATATATAATCTATTATACATTTATCATCAGAACAATCTAATGATAAATTTCGGTTATTGGCTAATGAATAACCTATATTAGAAACGGTAAAATCATCACTATTATTATAGTTAGTATTGTTTCCACTTTGAAATATATTCGTTGGATAATACTTCCATTCAATATTTAAATTAGGAACTACATATCTTCTTTCCCAAAATATTTCTACTTGTTCTTTAAAAACTATATCGCCATCTAGTTCACCAATAATACTACTATTATCATTATAATATGACTGTTCAGAAATATCAACTATATCCCTATTAAATCCGGCACCATTTTGACTATTTATAATAGTAGTTGTTGAATGAGTACCCTGTTCTGCATCTGTAGACGGTTTAGTGGCCTCACAGGGCCAGTTAAGTGATGCCCAATAAGTATCTGCACATCCTAAACCAAGATCATCACAAGAAGTACCAAAGTTGCATGTACCACATGAACTCGACTGACTAATTGCACAAAAACCAGGTTTTCCATTTCCTACACCAGGTTGTATAACTATTGAATGACCTGATTTAAATGTAAGTTTTGCATATATATTAGTATATATACATGGTTGAACGCCTGAATTAGCTACCCATGGTATTAGACCAAATTCATTGGCATTAAATGAAGTAGATGCTACTGAAAATCTCCAATCTTCTGGACTTTGAGAAGGATTATACCCTATGTAAATTCCTTCAGAATCTTGACCACCATAATTAATTATTGATAATCTATGTATACCCCCTCCTATTTCAGAACTATTTTTTATTTTTCTAGAATTTGTATTATTACTCAAGATTGAATAATTATTAAATGGATTTTGTATATTATCAACTTCTGATATCATATGAATATCTGATTTAAAATTCATTGATCCTAAAATACTATCTATATTACTTGGTAATTTTAATTTTGTTAATAATAATTTTGTTGGCACTAAATCCATATGACAAACTTTAAGTGCTTTAGCATTATTATTTAAAATATTCCAGCCATAGTGAGCAGTAAATAATAGTTCATTATTCATATTAAATAAATTAAATTGTTTATTTGAAATAGTATTATTATTGTATGTTAATTTCATTCTAAATTTTGAAAAATCAACTAAATTATTACCATTTTTAATAATAAAACCATTTGTAAAAAATAAATCATTATTTTCTTCATAGTCTACATACGTACCTGTATTATATCTACAATTAAAATGTTTTTTACCATTTGTTCTACATATAAAACTTTTTAGACCGTCATTTGTATTTCTTTTATTAGAAGAATAATCGGTTGGTAAAATTTCGATTTGGTGAAATGAAATTGTTTTTTTTAATTTAAATCTAATATATTCATTTTCTGTTCTAAAATATTTATCTTCATCAAAATTAACAATATCACATGTAATAATATCATTTGTATATTTATTTAATAAATTTTTTTTTAATAAATTTATTCCAAATAATTGAAATGATATATTACAATAACCTAATTTAACATTAGTTAAATTCATTTTCAATTCATTCGATAATTCTGGTAATCCAATAATATCAGCATTCCAATATTTAAAAACATCTTTAAGTTTATAGTATTCTTTTGCTGAATTAGTTTTTATTAAAAAGTATTTTTTATTATTATGAACTAAATAAAAATCAGAACTATTATTAACAGGTACTAATGAAAAATTAGATATATTTATAGTTTTATTATAGTTATTATTTGTAATACTAAATCCATAATCGAAACTTATATTATTTTGAAAATTACTAAAATTTAAATTATTAATATTACCAGAATATGATAAATTAATATGATTATTATTATTTGAATTTACTCTAAAATTTTTAATATGTGTTGCAGGAAGTATTTCAACTGATCTTTTTTCAGGTATAATTTCATATTCTTTATCAAAATGGAATCTTATGAATTCATTATTTGTTTTTAACATTATATATAATATATAAATAATATATAATGTGGCTAAATTATTATATTAATAATAAAATTGATTCAATAATTTTATTGTATCTTCTGAATTATTTACAGAATAACTTTCAGTTAATGGATGATTAAAAATTTCATAATCATTACCTCCTTTCATTGTTCTATCTCCGAAAAATAAAATTTTATCATATTTATTTTCAACAAATTGTAAACAATATGTTTTATCACAACCTTTTGCAAATATATCTATACCAATTTGCCCTCCAATACTTAATGTTAAGTCTATTATATCATCTTCTGGGTAATAATATTGATATATTTCCCATTTAAGTGAAATATTCTTTATCATTTTTTCTCTATATTTATGAATTAAATCTAGTTTATAAAATTCTTCTCTTTCTTCTTGAGAACAACTACGCCCGATTGGAGAAACATTAATAATCCCAGTTCTTAATTCAATAAAAGTACCCTTTTTTTTAGGAGGATTACATGCTATTAATGCTTCAAAACATATATTAATTAATGCTTTATAATGTTTTTCACTTAATGTGTCAATAATACTTTTAGAATGAAATAATTCTCCATTTTCAAAAGAGACTAATCCATTTTCTGAAAATACATAATTAAATAATTTAAGATTTTCTTCTCCTAATTGTTCTTTTTGTTTTTTCAGATCAGATCCACTGATTATACCAATATCCAAGTTCACATTTTCTTTTAGTTTATTTAAGGTATTTATCATATTTTGTTTTATTATTTTTCTGGAGTCAGTTAATGTACCATCAACATCAAAAAGAATTAAGCTTTTAGTCATAGTTGATAAACTTTATATAATTCATAACTATATTATTTTTTTTGTGGATATAATAATATAGTTATGAATTATCATCTTTATTATTTTTATCATAGTTTTTTTAATGGATCAGAACAATTATCAAGGTTTTCTATTTCTTATAATAATATTATATTTAGAAATAGAATTTTATTTTATCAAAACTCATGAACCTAGAAAAGATATAAAAATGGGTTATTTAGTTTATAGCTATTATCTTAATTAATTTTGGATATAGTTGTAAACCAAACAGCCTCTATATAACATATTATAATGATAAACTAATGAGTATGTTATTTTTACTCCATTATATTAATAATATAATATATTAATATAATGAATACTCAAAATCAACGTATTTTAGTCACTGGTGGTGCCGGATTTATCGGATCAAATATAACAGAAACTCTTTTAAAACAAGGTGTGAAACAAGTGCGTATTTTAGACAATTTAGTTACAGGAAAAATGGAAAACATTCAATTTTTATTGGACAAGTATGATAATGTGGAATTTATGTATGGTAGTATAGCAGACTTGGAAACATGCCGTAAAGCAGTAAAAGATGTGGACGTAATTACCAATCAAGCAGCATTAGGTTCTGTTCCTAGATCTGTTGAAGATCCTTTATCTAGTCATATTTCAAATGTAAATGGATTTTTAAACATATTAATTGCTGCTAAGGAAGAAGGAATCAAACGTGTTGTTTATGCCTCTTCATCAAGTGTTTACGGTAACAATCCCGTTTTACCAAAAGTAGAAGAAAATACCGGAAATGTATTGTCACCTTATGCTGCTACAAAAGCTATTGATGAGATATATGCAGGTGTGTTTACAAAATGTTATGGAATGGAATGTATTGGATTACGTTATTTTAATATTTTCGGTCCAAGACAAGATCCTAATGGTGCATATGCAGCGGTTATTCCCAAATTTATTGATTTAATGAAGGCGGGAGTACAACCGACGATTAATGGTGATGGAACTTTTTCTCGTGATTTTACTTATGTTGAGAATGCTGTCCAAGCAAATATATTAGGATTAACAATCGAAAATAAAGATTGTTTTGGTGAAGCTATGAATATTGGTGCGGGAGGACAAACCAGTCTTTTGGAATTAATCGAAGTATTAAAAAAAGAATTAAATGTGGATGTTGATCCTATTTTTGGACCTGAACGACCTGGTGATATTCCACACAGTAATGCAGATATTTCGAAAGCTCAAAATATGTTAGGATATGATCCTAAAATAAGTTTTGAAATGGGGATGAACAATTTAATAAGGTTTATTAATAATAATAATAGTACGCTTTCTTTATTAAATCCAGGAGCAATTTTATCAAAAAACAAATCAGAATATATTTTAGATTATATATTAAACGAAAATAACGATATAAGTATTTATATTGATAAAAACGAAAGCGATGGTTGTAATAACTATTTGATTCCTGGAAATAAAGAATTTTTAAAATTAAATTACGTCGAAAATAAAAACAGCCATGAAAATGAAGCAAAATTTGGTATAATTAGTTATAATGAACCATATAAATATGGTAAGTTATCGCATATTCCCGAATCCCCAAAAGAACTCATTGAACCTGTCCGCATATTAATGGATAAAAATATTTTTGAAAAATTTCAAAAATTATATAAAAAATTAATAATTATAAATACAGAATTTGATGAACCCTTATATTATGATAAAGATATGTATGAATTATTAAATATAACCAATATCAATAATTATGTTTCAAGTAATGTAGTTTATAAATCAAAAGATACGGAAGATAGAAATAGAGGTTTGTATGGTAAGTTTTATGATGCGTTAAATTATTTTCAACAATATAATATAGAGAATATTACAAATATATCCATTGAAGGTCAGAATTTATGTAAATGGTATTCCGAATATAACGCGCTAAATGATTTATTAGCACAAGACATTACAAATACATTAAATTCAATTTTCAAAAAAAAAGGAAAATATTTATTTCAAAATAATAATCCAGTAAGAATTTCTACAAAAAACAGTAGAGGCACTCCATTACATCAGGATTCACAATCAATTATAATAAATAAAAGTGATATAAATAATTTTAAAAACGGTTCATATAGTCCAAAATATATTAACGATATGGAAGTTTTAATTGAAACACATCAATATGAAAACATTTTTAATTTTAATTATACTATATACGAAGAGTTTCCGACTCAGTCTATGAGATTATGTGAACATAGTAATGGAAATATGCAAGATAAATCATATTTTTACAGAATTAAACAAAATGTACCAAATGAAGGATTTTTATTTAATCCATCAAATTTATTACATTTTAGACAAAATCAATATAATGGACTATCTATTAGAGGTGATATTCGGATTATTGAGTTAAATGATTATAAAACTAGCAATTTGAAAAATGTAACTGGACCGAGACAGAATTCCAATGTATGTTTTGCTACAGTGAGCGATTGTAAAGATACAAACAGTATATATGGTGTTTTCTCTGATAAAATATATAAATAATAAAACGTTTTATTATTTAAATTATAATCTCATATAATAGTATAATATACTATATGAGTATTGCTTGGCCTCAAATGAATGATAAAATGGTGAATTCTGTGTCCGATATTCTAAAGTCGGGTAAATTAAATCAATGGAATAATCCTGCTGTAAAAGATTTCGAAACTAAATTCGCAAAACATATTGGTTCTAATTATGCAGTAGCTGTATTCAATGGAACAGTTGCTCTTGAACTTTGTGTAAAAACACTTGAATTGAAAGAAGGCGATGAAGTAATCGTTACATCCAGAACATTTTTAGCGTCTGCGTCTTGTATTGCTTGGTATGGGATTAAACCCGTATTTGTAGATGTTGACGAAGACAGTCAAAATATAACTTTAGAAACGATTAAAACGGCTATCACTATAAAAACAAAGGCAGTGATTCTCGTGCATTTAGCAGGATGGCCATGTGATGTGAAAGAAATTTGCGAATACTGTAGAGAAAAAAATATATATACAATTGAAGACTGTGCTCAAGCGCACGGTGCTAAATATAACGGAAGACATGTTGGTACGTGGGGGGATATTAACGCATGGTCATTTTGTCAAGATAAAATTATAACTACAGGGGGGGAAGGTGGTATGGTAACTATGAATAGCGAGCATTTGTATAAATTAGCGTGGTCGTTAAAAGATCACGGAAAATGCTATGATACTGTGTTTAATACAGAGCACCCTCATGGGTTTAGATGGTTACACGAAAATATAGGGACTAATTGGAGAATGATGCCAATACAAGCTGTAATTGGTAGTCATGCATTAGATGAATTAGAAGAATGGACATCACATCGCACTCATATTGCGAATATATATAACAATACCTTTAATGATATTGATGGTGTTCGATTAACACTCCCACCTTCGCATATAACTCACGCTTATTACAAATATTATTTTTTCATTGAATCATCTAAATTCAAAATATCACGCGATGAGATAATAAAACTGATTGAAAACGCAGGTGTTTTCGCACAAGCCGGATCTTGCGGTGAGGTATATAAAGAAAAGGCGCTTACACAATTCGCACCAGAAATCGATTTACCTGTATCAAAACGGTTGTTTGAAACCGCCATTTTGTTATTATGCGATCCCACTATTAGTGAAGATGTAGCAATTGAAAATGCTGGAAAAATAAAAAATATATTATTAAATAATATAGTATGAAGACAATCGCAATTTTCGGTGCGGGGGGTCATACAAAAGTGATCATTGATTTAATTCTAGAATTAAATCAATATACGATTGTTGGTATATATGACGACAATAAACAATATAGTTTCGAAGACATTCCTATTATCGGAAAAATAGATGGAAATGTGAATATTAATTATGATGAATATATTATTGGTATTGGAAATGATAATATTCGAAAACAGATATATGAACAATTTTCAAATCTAAATTGGGCAGTATTAATTCATCCAAGAAGTATAGTTTCAAAACGGGCAATAATAGACGACGGAACGGTTGTATTCGCTGGAGCAGTTATACAAACAGGTGTTAATATAGGTAAGCACTGTATTATAAATACAAATTGTAATATAGATCATGAAAGTTATATTGAAAACTTTACATCAATCTGTCCAGGAGTAACTATATGCGGAAATGTTACGATAGGCGAATTAACGTTTGTAGGTGCGAATTCTACCATTATACAGGGGAAAATAATTGGGGAAAAATGTATTGTTGGTGCTGGGACAGTTGTGATACGAAATGTTGATGATAATAGTAAAATTGTAGGAAATCCAGGAAGTATTATGTGAAAATAAATGAATAAATAATGATATTCATTTATTTTGTCTGATATATTATATAGATGCTAAAATTAATATTAACCAATGGTGAAGTTAATAATGGTGGATATTCAACCCTTGCGTTTAACGTATACAAAAATATGAAACAGAAATGTGATGTTGAATTTTATACTTTTATTTTTACCGATAAACCTGAATATGGTATTGATGAAATACAAATATCGGAACACAATAATGACGAATCCATATTTAATAAGTTAAAATCGGTTTTTTGTAAGAAACATTTCGACATAATCATTTGTACATCGCCATGGGCATTTTATATAACCTCGTTATATTTTAGCAAAGACAAAATATTATATATAAAAGGCGGTGGTATGAAAACAGATAAATATATTACTAATTTATCTGATACATATATTTTAGATACAAATGTTGATAATTATTTCGATCCATTGACTATTAAATTAGTATATGAAAACAAATTAGGGAGAAAAACGGGGGAAGGCTTTTACTGTTACTCAGGTTAAGATTCATATCATAAATGTTTTATTAAACCATTCAAGTGGATATGTATTCATATCATATTCAAATTTAAAATAAAAAGGGTATATAAATCCAATTAAACAGTAAAATTTGGTTGTTTTTTCTGGTATAAATGTAGCATCTATTTCTGAAATATTGTTTTTACTTTTTAAATCATCTATGTAATGAAATTTATTTTCGTCGATATGATATTCAGTTTTAGAACGTACGTTTGTAATAAAATATTCAGGGATCTTGATATGTTGTAGTTTATCAAAAAATACATCTATATTTTTCTCAAATTTTTTAATAATAAAATAGAGGGTTTGTATTAGTTCTTCATATTCAAATTGTGTTATATATTTCAGAAATATACCTATTTCGTAAGCTCCCCAAATATTAAGTTTATTATTTAACTCTAAACCTATTTTCGCACATCTTAAAAATAAATCAAATGGTTCATGATTTTTTTGATGATATCCGATTTGTTCTACAGTCCATTTGTTTTTTAACCCGAGCTCGGTTGCTTTAACTTGAATCATACGGTCAATTGCAAAACTATTTTCATTTGAATATTTCATGTTATGTTTTCGCATTAATTCAATATTAAAAATTTTTATACCTAAAATCCGAAGTTCCAACCCTATACCAAAATTTATATCTTTTAAAGAATAGCAATATTGCCATGTATCAGACGGTTCACTTTGTATTTGTTTAACAATTTTATTAACACATTCAGTATTAAAAAATATCATATCTTCATCCATTTGAATGGCATATTTTGTAGAACATCGATTTATCATTGCATTTAGTGCGTCGTGCGGTAATTCATTTTTAATAATATTAATTACGCAA